TGTGACAACTTTTTCAACAGGAACTTCAACAATCTTTTCAACTTCCTTAATTATCTCTTTCTCAACTATAACCTCTTTAATGACTTCAACAGGTATTTCCACTCGTTTTTCAACTATTACCTCTTTTTCCGCCCATTTTTCTTCAATCCCGCTTGTTTTTAAGTGTTTTTCACCTTCATTAAGTGGTTCTCCCAACAAACCATACTTTTTAATGTCATATCCTTGTTTGAAACATTGATAGATAAATTCTTCTAAATTGTCAATATTGTTTTTAGAACAATACAAATTGACACCGTCTACAATTTGTTTATTTAACTTTAACTCCATCGGATTCCATACGATTTTTTATGATTTCACAATAGTGGGAATCAATCTCATAACCAATACTTTCATACCCAAGACGATTGGCTACTTTCAATGTTGTTCCACTTCCAGCAAAGACATCAATAATTAAATCTTCTTTGTTTGCAGTTGTAAGAATTATCCTTTCAATAAGTTCTTCAGGTATTTGACAAGGATGTTCTGTCTTTTCTTTACTAACGTTTTTAACCTGATTTATCTCCCACCAATCATAAAGTTTAGCCCCTGTCTTACCTTCTGAAATCCTTTTTTGTATTCGTTTGTCATTAAGGTTCTTATATGGTTGTCTCACTTTTCTAAAATCAGGTTTACATCCCCACCACGATATCAATCTTGATTGTTTTCCTGTGTTTGAGTTATATACCCAACAAACAACTTGTTCACACTTGTCTTTTATGGCTTTTGGTAAAATATTGATTGTTTCTTCGGGATAATGAATTATCACACAAGGAGTTGGTATTTTAGAAAGAAGTTCTACATACCCTTCTTCTGACAACCTATCTTTATAATCATTATATTTGTAACCTTGATTATATGGGGGATCTGTTATGACAATACCTTTCGGAATCTCATAATCTCTATAGTCACCATTTATTATTTCATAATTTGACATATTACTATTTTTCTACCAAATCTTTTTCAGATATTATCACCATATCAATTTCAAATTCCGGTACAATAGATTTTATTTCATTCTCAATTTGAGGAAAACTAGTCCAAACTACAACACCTTCTTCAGATGGTTTATAGTCATTATCAACTAGATACTGTACAACCGTATCTTTTTCCAATGTTATGAATCCGTGAGCATAACCTCTTGGTACTATTATCTCATCACCCATCCCCATTTCAAAAAATTCAAGTGTTTTACTTTCTTTAGTATCTCTCATATCAAAGACAAAATCCAATATTTTTCCATTTATAACTTTGATTAATTTTGACTGTGCAAAATTTCCTTTTTGAAAATGTAATCCTCTTAATGTAAACTTTTTTGGGTTGTAACTAATGTTACTCTGAATCCAATTTTTTTCAAGTGTTTTCAATGATAATGGACTAAACGATCCTCTATCATCGAAAAATATTTTGTTCTGTAATCTTCTTGATGTTTCCATAAATTAAACATTTACAAGTTTTTCTATACCATTTTCAATATCCTCAAAAGATTTAATTGAAAACTTTAAAAATGGTTTTGGATTTTCCAAATCAATATAAGTATATTCTTTAGTTTCAAAGTCATAAACACCATATCCGTGATTTTTAATACTTTCCCCGATATTCTGTTGGATGGGACTTCCTATCATATACCCTTTACCAGTCTTAAACTTAAACTCTTGTCTTTTGTGAATGTCACCACACAATACAATATCAAGTCCGTTGAACTTCTCAACATCATAAGCTTCCTCACCAAAGTCAAATCCCAAATCAGTTTTCATTCCTTGGATTGGTCCGTGAAACAAACCTACTTTTATACCTGTTGCAACATTCAAATCAGGTGGAACATTACCTTGATACTGTGAATACACACACCAACTGATGTTTTCATCCTCATACACACCTCTATCTTTGTAATAGAAAATGTTCTTATTATTTAACGAATTAATGATTGGTGTTAGAGCGTCCAACCTTTCAATATTATTTACAAGGAAATCATGGTTTCCAGGTATAATAATAGTTGGGGCAATAAATGAACACTCTAACAATAACCATCTAACCATCTCAATAAGTTCAGGTGTCATTTGATTTTTAGAATGAACCAAGTCACCAGTGAAAACTATTCTATCAGGATTTATTTCTCTCCATTGATTAATTGCGTTTTCCAATATTGACTTATATAGGTCGTGGTCTTTATAGAGGCGAATATGTAAATCAGAAAAATGTACTATTTTTTTTATCATATGTTAAATATATGAAAATATATCTAACTTGTCAATCAACAAAAAACCCACCTTTTTGGGGTGGGTTAATTTTTTATTTTCTATATTTTCTCATGTTTTTTTCAAACATCTGAAGTTTTTCTATAACTTCTGATAAACCATCCATAGTAGATTCAATTTCGAAAATATTGTCACCTCTTCTTTGTTTAATATTAATCTCATATCCTCTACCCTTTATTGTACTTACATTACTACCTTTTTCGGAATCGTCCTCTCTTAAAACACGACCAACAACACGATTCATATCTTGATTTGTAAATCTAACAATTTTTTCCATATTTTTTTTATTTACAAAATTGATCGTAAATTGCTTGAGATTCTTCTTGTGTAATTTTAGTGGATGGATGAAGTGCGTATTTACCTTGTTCGTGTCGACCACAATAAAACATTTGACCCGCACCAGAATCTTCAGTCTGAACAAAAATAGCCTCTGAATCTTGTTCTGATGGTGTGAATTTAAAAATCCTTTTTCCGTTACTCATTGTAGACCCAACTTGTCCTGACCCACCACCACCAGATTTAACAGTGTCTTCTTGTTCTTTGATAACTCTTCTAACAATTCTAGTCAAGTCTCTTTCTGTTAATCTTACAATTCTTTTCATGTATATTAATTATTTTTTATTTATTTTTTATTAATAAATATATCGGTGTAAAGAAAAAAATATTAATTTTGTACTATCATGAAAAAAATTGTTTTTTTATTTTTGGCTTATACTAGTTTTTGTTACTCTCAAGAATTAGATTACACCTCTTATTTAAAAGAGATTGCATTTTCAAGTGAATATGATTATGACACGTCTTCATACAAATGGAACAATAATATTATAATTTATGTCGAGGATTATTTTAATGACCCTCAATATAGAAAAGACATTGATCTCGACATATGTCAGTTGGAATATGAATTAACGAATATTGTTTCAGAATTAAATTGTTTAATTTCTAATTTTGATATATACATAACAAAAAATAAAGATAGTTCTAATTTTAGAATCTATTTAGGATCGGATAAATGGTATAATTCTGAAGTTTATTTGAGTAAAAACAAAACGGTGGTTGATTTGGGGTTATTTTTGGTTCATGTAAAAAACAACACAATATATAAAGGTACTATGTATGTTGACATATATCGAACAAAAAATATTGATGAAAAAAAACATTTACTTCGTGAAGAACTAACACAGTCTTTAGGTTTTTTTAATGATTCATGGCGATACCCTGAAAGTATATTCTTTCAGGGATGGACTAAAACTACAAGTTATTCAGAAATAGACAAAAAGATAATCAGTATGTTTTACAGCAAATAATTTTTTAACAAGTTACGTCAAAAGGAGGTTCATACGGGTTTGGTTTAATAGGTAATGGATTTATATCTTTATACCTTTTAAAATCATCAATCCATTTTTGTTCATCTGAAATAACTTCAGACATTTTTTCTACAATAGGTGTGATACTTATATGTTCGTTTTCCAATTTATTATGTAAGTACCCTTCCAACCAAATATAAAACTCTCTATAATTCATTACTTATCGAATAATTCAAAATCTTTATTTACGTGTCCACATTCATTACACATATATGTTGGGAAAGGGACTAATGTATCTTCATGACTACCCGTTAGTAATTTTGGTACTTTTTTAATGAGTACTATCTCTTTGAAAAACTTTCCTTCACATTTCTCACAAATAACCGTTTCTTGTTTTTTTAAGTCAATTTTAGGTCTTATAATATTATCTTCCATAATTTTAATCTTCTAAATATAATGTGAATGTTTCATCACCCATTTTATCTTTTATAATCTCTTTGTTGAACATGATTTCATCTGCAAGATTTCCCTCACTACCATCTTTTAATTCAAACTCATACATATTCTCATTTAGGTAATCAAGAACCTCTTCTTCTGACATTCCTTCCAATTCAGGGTAATCCTCTGGGTTAATTTCAATTGGTTCATAAGATTCCCACATCTCATATGAACGTGTCATTCTAATTTTCATTTTACTATATAATTAACTTTTATTTTTCCTATCCCAAAATAATCCCAAGTGGTGGTTGTATACCAAACCATTTCAATTGCATCTTCCATATCCAATTATAATTTAATTAATTTATTTTTTCAACAGTTTTTTAATGTCCATATCTAATATGGTATTCATTGTTAATTTATCAACCCTATACTCAACAAATTCTCTTTCTTCAGTCACTCTCACAATGATACAACCCAATAAAGGAATGTTCTCGTATTTTGTTCCTTCTAACATTTTAATCAACAATTTTCCGTATAATGGTAGTTGTGTTTTATAATGTCCGAGAGCGTTGTTTGGTAAGTGTTCAAATGGTTTTCTCATTGGTTTGATGTACTTTTGTACAATAAAGTTTTTCTCTTTATTACTTTTCCAATCTGTTATTAAAAGTCCAATTTGACCTGATGTTCCAACTACTAACCATACCTTATCTGGTTGTCCCGTATAACCTAATTCAGGATGTCCCAAAACAATTTCCGTATCTAATAAAACACAACCTCTTTCTTTTAACAAATCGATGTATTTTTTTCCTCCGACAATCATTGAGTCACTTGTCATCAACTGTTGTATATCTACATCAAATATTGGTTGTCTTACTTGTTTATCAATACCAAATTCTTTAAGGGTATGTTCTTCTAAAAAGTAATGGACTCGTGAACCCATGTTTGTTGATTTCCTACCCTTCTCTGCCCACTCAGATAATATTCTTTCAGTTTCATCGGGATCTCCACCAGCCATTTCAAATGCCTTCTTATCTGCAGGAAACTCATCATAAAACAACTTCATAACCTTCGATACAGATGGGAAGTCAGTTCTTAACTTCCCATCCAAATCAACCATTGTATATTTATGGGCTTCCTCCTCAAATGTTAGTTGGAGTTCTCCTCTTTTTTTATTTAAGATTTCTCTAATCTCTTTTGCTATTTCTTGTAAATCCATCAATCTCTAATTTCAACGTAATATTCATCAATCTGTCCTTTCAAATCACAGACATCTCTATCTTTTGGTAGTTTGAGTATTTTAATTCTTTGATATAATTCCCCACCGTTTAATTCGTGATATAATTGGACGGCATTATCCCATGCGTCACCATCCAAACAAATTATAACATTTCCTTTTGCTTTATTGTAGATTGTTTCAAACAATAATTCTGACATATGTTTTCCAAGCATTACAACTGGATTATCTAAAAACATTCCATCGAACGCTCCTTCAACAAGATATATATCTTTATCCCAATCAATCAGACTTTCCCAAAATATAATTTTTTCTTTTTCTGCTTCAGGGTTTCTATATTTTGCTCTACTAAATGTGTCCCAACTTCTACCAACATAATAATTTAATTTTCCATTTGAGTCATAGGACGGAATGATTATTCTTCCAGCATGACTACCCTTATCGCAAAACCCAATTTGATATTTTTCAATCATATAATCGGAAATTCCCCGATTATATAGGTAATTTATGGCTTGTTTTCTAACTGGATATACGGGATGTGAGTCTTTGAATGTCGTAAAGTTATCGGGAAGAACAACTTTTGGTTTTTTCTTTTTAACTACCCTTTCTTCTGTGTCGAGACTAAGAATTCGATAAAGTTTCTTTTGTTTTCTTGTACCGTATTTGTCAAAAAATTTTGATAATGAACCATGTGTTCCCTCACTATCACCACAAGCCCAACATTTATAGACATTGTTGAAATAATTAACTTCTAAGTTGTGTTTATTTCTATCTTCATCGCAGACGGGACAATTAAAGGATATTTGTCCTCTATTAGGATAATGAAGTCCGTGTTCACCCAAAACCTCCTCTAATAATTCAACTAATGCCTCTTGTTCGTCCATTCATTTAATGATAACTGAAATATTTCATTTATTCAACTACACAAGATTTTTTGATTTTCTATATTTATAAGAGATATTCGAATATATGCCAACTTTAGTAACTATAAGCAGTTTAACTGGTTCTTCACCTTATGATGTTTGGGTTTGCAACTCAGCATCCACAGGTTGTATTTACGTATCCACAATCTCGTCAGCACCTTATTCTTTTAATGTTCCAGACATATATTCAGAATTAAGTGTTTTCGTTTTGAAAATTATAGACAATAATAACTGTATAAAAACAGATACAATAACCGTTTAGTATGACTTGCCCTACCGAATACTGTATTTCAGGAACAACAATTTATGACGACAACTACACAGAAGCGGGTACTTACTTGTTTTACCCTTATTATACAGGTTCTAATGGGACTTATGTTATATATTTTTCTTCATCAGAAAATAGATGGTGTGTTTCAACAAGTTTAGGGGGTTCTTGTGATTTATTCGGTCCTCCAAGTTGTAATTTTGACAGTCCTTGTCCTAATTTGTGTGATACTTTTTTCTTTAATGGATATTGTGTTGTCTCACCCACTACAACAACTTTGGAATCTTGTGGTATTATAGATTTTGACGCATATTTTAATTGTGATGTACCAGTTTCACCTACACCTACTCCGTCTATTACACCAACAATAACACCAACACCAACTCCAACAGCATCTAATGTTTGTAATGTTTTAGATTTTACCGCTGGCGGAATAACATATACACCAACACCTACACCAACTATTAGTAATACACCAATGCCAACACCAACACCGACAAATGAATGTTTTGTTGGTGGTTTGGTAACTTTTAATATCATTGATGATTATATCAGATGTTCTAACAGTAAGAAGTTTGTAGATTGTTTTACAGGTAAAGATTATTACACGTCAGAACTTTTACTTTTAAGTGGTCAAACACCAAATGAAGGTTATGTTTATGAATTAATAATAAACAATAAAACAGTATGTGCATCATTTGTTGGTTTAGTTGATAATATATCAGGTGTTGACAACATTGAAATAGTTCGTGAGATCGGTTTAAGTTCTCAAGGTGCTTGTATTCAATGTGTGCCTATTCAATCAAACACTCCAACACCAACAATAACACCAACCCCAACACCTACACCAACACAGGCAATTCCTTGTTTTGAATGCAAAACTGTAAGTAACTTACCTCAACCGGGTAACTCAATAGTAATAAATGGTGTCACGTTGAGTGCAACAGGTACTGGTTCAATAGAAGAGGGTATTTTTGGAGGTTTCTTACCATATTGCGTAGGTGAACCTGCGGTGATGGATGGTTACTTATCTTTGGGAAGTAATTCATTAAACCCAACCGCAAATCCTAATCCTTTCAATTATACTTTAACATTTGGTTCACCTGTAAATAATGTAGTAATAAGATTGTTAGGTTATGAATATGTAAGTCCAACAGTGTTTGAGTCTTTCAGGTTTGTAACAAACGGTGGTGGGGTGACTATTACATCATGTGAATATTGTTGTGCGGAAATTATAGATACTTTAATAAAAGCAACACCTTGTAATGATCCGATTCATGGTAACACAATAGGTGGTGGAGTTTTCAAAATAACCTCACCTAGTTCATACACAACATTAACCATTCTTGGTGACAACCCTCCTATATTGGGTGGAACTGCTGTTGATATATGTGACGTGTCAATTACACCATCAGTTCCTGTTCAACCTATACCATAAAAAAAAATATCGTCTAAAAAGACGATATTCTAAATTATCGGTGTTTTAAATGATATTATTTCCAAATTTCTTTTGATTTCATATAACCTAAAACACAAGTATAAGCATCTGTTTGGTCAAAATTTTCTTTCTTTAATGTATTATTTTTGGTATATCCCCATTTTATTTGTGGTTCTTTTTTTGCAACTTTTTCCCATATTAACATTTTTTTATCAACGTCTTTAGGTAACCCTCCAAATAAAACGTGTTTTCCTTTGTCATTTTCTTGTACTAACTCAGGAAACGCATATTTTCTTGAATTATATGTTGATATAAATTCAGGTACAACATTTATGGTTTCATATATCTCTTTAAAAACAAAACTATTAAACCTTAACAAAGTTTGTATTGTATAAACATTATTGGAATTTATTAATGGTTCTTCAATAACAACACTTACAATACCTAAATTTTTATATTGTATTAACTTTTCTTTAAAAATCTCACACTTCAGTAACAACTCTTTGAGTTTGTCGTCTTCTTTCATTTTGGGTCTTGGCGATATATGTGTCAATTCCAATAACTCTTGAGTTTGTATGTCAAATAACGCCCAACCAATTGTTTTGGTGGATATGTCCAACCCCAATACTTTGGGTGAGTTCTTTATTTTTTTCATAAATGTTTTTATAAGAAAATAACTTATGTTGTTGAAAAATGAATATTAAAAGTCAATCTTCACAAGATACTGTTGTATTCCTTGTCTCAATACTGGAGATTGTAACTTTGACATAACTAAAACGTTTTTTTCTTCGTCCAATAAAGCTATTTCAGTGACATATGAGTTAGTTCCTGGTGTCCAACTTGGGTTTGTTGTGTTAAGGAACTCTGTGAAAGAAAGATTTATTTTATATTTCATTTCATATATTGTTGCCATGATATCCGTTTCTAATGAACCATAAAAATAGTATTCATCTCCAAAGTTCAAGTCCACACCCTCATTACCTAAACGAGTTAGATTAATATACTTACCTAAATCATAATAAGGAGCTTTATCGTATAATTCTTTAGTTATAACAAAAGTGGTGGATGTTAATGAGTCTTGTGTAACACCCAAACTTAATGTATTTGTGTAGTCAATTATTTTCCAATTAGACGGATTAGGTCTTTGTCCTGTTGGTACTTTTTGTGCTATTATCTCAAATCTTTCGGCAAAGAAACCTTGTGGAATGTCACATATTGGTGGACAGATAGTTGTAGTAGTTGTTGTTATGGGTATGAAAGTAGTTGTAGTTGTTAAAATATTTTCAGTTGTTGTAGTTGTTAACGGATTAAATGTCGTTGTTGTTGTTACAGGATTATTAAACCCTAAACAATTAAACTCTCTTCCGAATCTTACTGCAACATTTTGAGAAACGTTAGGTGTACAATCATTATTGTTTCCAACTTGTTTTACATAATAATTTGAATGTAACGAATTTGTGTTACAGTTATTATTAGTAAATCTGTACGTAACATACATAGTTTCACCATGCCCTGTAAGTACGCCCATTGCTGTTGTAGAAGGTTGTCCACAAGTGTTTGGTGTGATTAAAGATAATTGAGGAGCAGGTAATGTCCAGTTTCTATTTGACTTGTAGGACATTGCCGCAACTAACTCTTCATCATCAATAATAATTAATTTACTATCAGGGAATACTTTACCAACTCTGTTAGGCATTCCATCAATATTTTTATTTGTATCCCACAAATGATAATACCTTATACCAGGATTATTCATATCATCATTTTTGGTTGTTTGGATATATCTGACTTTAAATAACTCCAAATTATCAAATCCTGGTGGGTCAACCCAAAAAGTTTGACCAAAACAACATTGTGGATTTTTGTGCCACATTAACCAAGGAATATGTACCTTAAAGTTTCTTGCTTGTCCTGTTGTATCATCAGGGTTAGATGGGTCATAAGGTTCTAAAGCAAATTTTTCACCATAGAAAAAATCAATTGTTTGATTTGTGTAGTGAACTATAGCAATAGATTTTTGTTCTTCTGGTAGTACCTTTACTACTTCACCTAAAGAATTATAAAAGAATGTATCAGTAGTTTCGGCACTTAAAGTATTATTAATAAAAAATGTTTGACCTGAACTTGAGTTATATCCAAAATATTCTTTACTACCGATGTAATCTATCGATCCAAAGTACTCATACCCTTCATACTTTGATGGTAACATTCCCGCTGGATTTTCTGTCCAAGGAATGTTCATATTCCATATTTTTACATCAAATTGGTCTGTATCACAAATTGATTCAAAATCTATAACTTGCTCACCCCAATGTGGATTTGGTGTAATACTATCATATATTGATGTCATGTTTGGGGGATAGACTAAAGTTCTAGCCAAACAATTAGAGTGCGCAACTCCACAAAAATCTGGTGTATTTCTATCTAATGTTAATGTATTTTCACAAACATCTAAAATTCTATATGTTAATATTTGATAACAGGAGTTCATTGGTACCAAACAAGTTGGCGGTGGTGGCGCTGGACATAATCTACTTGGTGTTGGTGTTAAACACGGTGTTTTTGATGGGGTAGGTGTAGGAGTTGGTGAAGCACACGGGTCATAATTTTTTGTAACTGATGGTGTAGGTGTTGGGGTTGGTGTGGTTGTTTCTCCAAATATTTGATTATCTAAAGCCACAGGACAAAGACCTCCAACACAAGGTAAACCTACTACAACAACAATACTACCACTAAGTTCAACCGGAAAAGTTCTAGAACAAATGTCAATTCCAAACCTACTTCCTGGAAGTGGTATTATTTCCTCAATTCCATCACAATTTGTTATTAAAACATCCGCACCACCGGTACTTTGTACATTATAACATATACATTCAGGTGAACCTGGTGAAGGTGAAACACTAACCGTTGGGGTTGGGGTTGGTGGGATTTCCACACAAACACCATTAATACACTGACCAATTAATGATACTGTTACAGTTCCTCTAGTAACATTATATGGTTCTACAGTTGAACATAAAATAACATTTTCCCCAACAGTTAAAAATATATTTCTTACTGTGTTTTCACAATCAATATATTCTACTAACTCACCTTCAAAACTATTATTTGTGACCTCATAACAATTACATTGTACGGGAACATTAGTTGTTGGGGTAACACTTATCGTTGGCGTAATTGTTGGTGTAACACTTATCGTTGGCGTAATTGTTGGTGTAACACTTATCGTTGGCGTAATTGTTGGTGTTGGTGTAGGTGTTGGTGAGGGTAAGTTAGTACACTCACAATTATACTTACCATTACCATCATAATAAATTGTTATAAAATCACCAATTGATGGTGTTTTAATATTAAATGTATTACAACCTGAATATATTATATCAATCTTATTTGACCCATTGAGTGTTGACATATCAACAACATAATTAGACGTAACAACATATTGGTCATTCGTTAAAGCGCTCCATGTAATAGTTTGTGCTGTTGTATTTCCACTAAAAAACCCTCTAAGTGGAGCTCTATTATAAACAGGGTCAACAGTTGAGTCCATATATGGTATACCATATGTTGACCCACTACTCCCGTCCACATAATAAGGATATTTAATATTTTGTCTATTTGATTCTGGTACACCAGCCGAGTTTTGACTATTAAAAGCTGGTTCTAAAACAAATGAATTAGAATAATTATAATTTGTTGGTAATTTATCATAGGATACTTCACTATCTCCTATTTGGAAATAGGCAACATTAAACCTTCCTTGTGAAAGTTTTTTTCTTCCTGTGTCAGTTACTCTTGTGTTAACTAATCCTGAAGTATTTTTAATGATATAAGCCATTTAAGATATAAATATTATACAATTATTTTTATTTGTTATTAATTATTTTTGTTACATTACAACACCCACAATTTAACACCTTCACATTACTTAAATTAATGTTCAAATTTTGGTTATAGACAAAACAATTTGTTGTTACATCTATATTAGGTATCATATCACTAAATATAAATCCATTAATTGTATCACCACTACCAATTGTTAAGTTCTTCCATTGTTTTATTGTTGTTTGTGTATATTTTGTTCCATCACAAGGTCTTTTCAAAGTTTGTGTTTGCGTATTTTGATTAATAATATCATATTGTCCTAACTCTTGTCTATTTTTAAAAATCCTTTCATTAACATTTTGTGTTACAGAAGAAAAACTTGGTGTATAATCAAAAATATTTGTATAAACTAAATCAAAAATAATTTGTGTGTTGTTTTTTAATGGTGGGTTCACACTTATTTCAAAGGTTTTTGACTCTTTATTGAAACTAGAGGTTATAAAATAATTTGTTACTTCATTACCACCAACAAACACTTCTTTAAATGCGGTGTTACCACTAACATCTTCCGTGCTTATTACATATTTTCCTTTACAAAGTTTTTGTACAAAATTAGTAATTTGTCTAACTCCATTGACAAAATAACTAAATGGTCTTTGACCACCTAAAGGATTAATTACTATAGAACCATCACAACCACAAGTTGAATTTGTTACATCCACATTAACATCAACCACCGTATTTGGATTACAATCACCTGTAATAATGGTCACATCTTTTATTTGTCTTGGTGGTTGAGACCCTAATATTTGCCAACCAAATAAAGGTATTTCATCTGTTGTATATGAGAAAATAAATGTGTTTGGGTATCCAGTTAATAACCATTGATTCGTTGTACCTGTGTACCAATAAATTGACAATCCATTGACACTATTCCAACTTTGTTTTCCATTTATCGTATTTCCTTGTTGGAGCACGATATTCAACAGGCTATTTTGTTGATTTTCATAGATTTGTATTTGAGCACATAAATTCATAAATCAATTACCCTATATGACATGGTCCTAATGTCGATTCGTTTATTCCGTATCCAACGTTAGGTTGGTTGACCCAAGTCGCAGAAATGGTACTGTTTGGATAATTACCCGTAGAGTTTAGGTAAGCGTAGAATGTCCCACTTGGGCCTGATTGTGACACAACTTGATAAAATTCCCATCTATTTTGTGTGTTATCATAATATACATTACCTATTAATATATTTCCGTTATATATACCATAAATATATTTTCCATTCAATGTTCCAACAACATATCCAGTGTATGAAATATTAATTGGTACTTCACCATTTTTCTTAACGTTAAAACACATTTCCACAGGAGGGTAAGCACAATCACCGAAAGATGTATACATATATAATACTCTAACCGCTTGCCAGTCAACAGTGTTGTCAACAGGGAAGTCATTTGTTGATTCTAAATAAGCCAACAATGTACCACCACCTAAAACAGTTGTTAGTTCCCACCTATCTAATGAAGTGTTATACCAAACAAAAATACTATTTACAATACCAACAAGTTCATAATATGGTTTTCCATTATATAAACCAGTCTGAGTTATAGCCGTATATATTGGACCTAACTCTTCATATTCAGTTACAAAACAAATTACTGGTAGTGTAGTAGGTGATGGTGTTAAAGTTGGTAATGGTGTGTTAGTTGGTGTTGGTGTTATTGAAAGTGTTGGCGTTACTGTAGGTGTTGGTGTTACTGTAGAGGTTGGTGTAGGTGTTAATGCAGGTGTATTTGTTGGTGTAGGAGTGGGGGTTGGTGTTATCCCTAACACACATTTTGTTGTAACAATAAAATCACCGTAAGTATCTCTCACGGTAACTTGATATTCTCCCACACCTAAATTATTCAAAGCAGGAGATATACTACCATTACTCCAATTTATTGTATATGGTGGTGTCCCTCCTGTTACACCTAATGTAACTGCACCATCAAAAGACTGTGAAGTTGTCGGTTGTTTTGTAAAACACTTTGCACCCATAGGAAATATTGTGATAACATCACATTCATTCCTTGGTATAATACTTGCTGGTGTCTTTGGTTCACTCACTATTTTAACTTTAATAATAAATACAATTATTTATTTTTTTCAATAAAGGATTTCATGACCTCTATGTATTTTATCGTAGAACTATCTTTGTCTACATAATCAAAATATGACTTATCATTTTTTAATTTTTCAATTGGGTCAACATTTATGTAATCACCTTTATAAAATTTAGTAGACTTTAAATTTTCTGTAACACCCGCCATATGAAGTATTGGTTTTTTTTCATAAATTTTGATATTATCTGTCGCCCATGAAAAATCCAATTTTTCTGTCACAATAGTCTCTTTACCATTTAACCATAAATTCCAAAGTAATGACCACATTTCGGCAGTCCAAAATTGTATTTGACCAGGATTTATCGGAAATCTTTTTTGGTAGTCTAACATTTGATAATATAATGGGGTACAATCGTTATATATTTTTTTCCATAATTCACTGTCTGTGTTTTTGATAAGATATTGTCCCCCACCTGAATTTTCTTGATTACATTTAACACATTCTATTGATACACCAACAACATCTGTCATTTCTCTAAGTAATTGTTCTACTTCAGAGTTAGGATGTTGTGTTTCATATCTATTACAACAATCCTTTATGTAGTTATAACCAATATAACCAATTGTATCCGACAGATAAGTAAAATCATCATCTAACATACCATCAAAATTAGGTAGGTAATTGAATATTATATCGGCATCGTGTAAAAAGAATAATTTTCCATATCTTGGATTTTCCTCTAACCATCTATAAATAAGATAGGGTTTAATACTTGGTATATATGTTTTTGAGTTTCTATCATCAGTATAAAAATGAACATTTATACCATAATTTTTTAATTCATTTGCCTCATCGCTAGGTTCTTTTTTTCCGTGAACCATAGCAAATATCACATGAATATTTTGTGGGTCTATTCCTTTTTCAATAAAATTATACACATATAGTTTTACTTGCCAATGAAAATAAGGAACGTCAGGTTGAGCTGTTACAAATAAAATATCTTCCATAATTAAAAATTATGAAATAAAACAAATAAATAAATCAAAGATAATATAATACTTCTGCAGTTCCCAAAAATGTTGCACTCGCGCTTAATGGTGTTATACATATCCACATTTCATCAAGTGTTCCATTAACATTAGAACCAACTCTAATTTGATTGTCGTCAATTTTAAGGGTTGTAAGGGCGGATGTTCCTGATTCACCAATTAAGGATGACATAATATGTCCTGGTGATGTTATTGTTGCCGTCACAGTTCCGTTATAAACTGAATACTGAAATGGTGAGTTTGGTATGTCGGTCCAACTTGGGGTTACAGATAATGTAGGGTTATACTCAATAGTTAGTAAGTAATTATCATTTGAGGTGTTTAAAATACTCAAACTACTATATTGTGATGTCACAGATTTATAAGTCGGTTTAAGCCTATAACCAATATATGGATATTTTGTACCTGATGAATTTAAATCTGCCGTTGTTGAGTTTATCACACCTACAGTTGAATATAACCCGTTTAATGCTCCTTCTGAACATACTTGTGAACATATCATATCAAAATAACCTGAACCAACCCCAACCTGTCTTATTTCGTACCTGATAGGTTGATTTGGTGATGACATATAAACATCAGGTTCGTTATTAGCACAATTATGTTCTGTAAAGTAAATTAATATCCCTGCTAAATCTAATCCAAATCTCATTCTACCAACACCTAACCATTGATAATCAACCGACATTAAATTAGTGTTAGACCAATCTAAACCTATTGGGTCAAATTCATTACTGTTCCATGTGGTTGTTGCCGCAGTGTAAACTGTTGTACCCGACCTCCATATCTGAAAACTTATTTCATTTGTAACCCCATTACTTTCCAAAAAGTATCCATCAAAAACTGAATTGTATGGTGACCCTGTTATTGTTGTAAAAGCCCCAACCCTTTTTATGATATTTGTTTCTAACTGAAAATTTGAGAAACTCGCTTGAAATAACTGACTTTTACCTGGTTGATAAATTGGGTGTGTCTTACCTTGTCTAATCACCAAATCATTATTTGCGGATGTTGACATTCTAACTCTTGCATACTCTTGATTAAAAATGGATGTTGCAGTTCCTGCGGTTACCTCATTAATTTGTAACGGATTTTTATCGTATACGTGTTTAATATCCACTAAATTTTGAACTGCTGCGGTTCTCAATCTACCAAATGCATCCAAATTTGCACTATCACTATAAGAAATCTGATTATTAAAAATAAAACTCATATTATATACCAATTTCCGTTTCTCACCATAACAGTAAGAGACATATAGTTTATATTCATATCAACGTATGAATTACCATCAATTAAACCTGATGTTGGTGTTAATCTTATTCTGTATGTACCACAAGTTCCAGATTCATCTTTTATTGTTATAAAATAACCATCTTTACCAACAGTAGATGGTAAAGTCAAATCTACATTCGAACTTCCACTAATACCCCAATATGATTTGTCCCAAATTAATGTTTGTGATGTTGTTATACCTGTTACGGTATAAAAATCGCTTCCACCAGTATAGAATCCTGTTACATTAAATGTTCCTCCCGTATTATTTCTAAATGTTACTGTTCCGTTAGAATATGTTCCACCAGTCACAAAAACATCAAAAAAAGCATCAAAAACTTGTTGTATCGACCCTTTATATGACGAACCGTCAGGATTTCCTTGAGAAACATCAGTCGGATCGACCACATGAATTAAGTCAGTTGGTTTAATGTATGAAATGAAAGTTCTATCGGTAAGATAACCCATTATATCCTTTTAATTAATAATTATCTTAACTTTGAAAATCGTATGATATGTCATCCATAAAAAAGAAGTTTTCCCCATTTTGAAACTGTTTGTTCTCAGGGTATACTAAACACGACAATATCTTAAAGTATTCACATTCGTTAAAATCTATTATTTTAACTCCTATTGATGGTGCATAATTAAATTGTGGTGGTAGGGTTAAAGTTAATATTGGCGGTTGATAACTTCCGATAGTTGCTAAAATGGCGCATTGATTTCCATACACATCACAAGCAAATACCTGATATGGTAATGCCAATGTTGTGCTATTTACAATTTGTATTTGTGACATTTTATATGAAAAAACTTGGGTCAATTACGTTAGGTACACCACCTATTTGTTCGTATATTTTTACAAATGGATCTACCACTGGATATCCTGGCCACGTACCATTAACAGGAACATATGACCATAGTTCGAAGTCTTCAACATTTAATGGATTCGGTCTTGTTACTTTTACTTGTAAACCAATGTTGAGATAGTAACTCAAATTATTAGTTGGTGAATAACTACGAAATGTCCAATCACTAAAATTACAAGTTTTTGCACTTAAACTTGGGATTATCGTTAGAGGTAATCCAGAATATGGTATTGTTTCATTTATGTATTGAGGAATGCTCATCTGAGTTCCAAATGTTGCCGCAGAATATGCAGAGGTACCGGTTTGAGTAACTGCCCATAGAACTATTGGTTGTTCTAACATAGACCCAGTATTGCTAACAACACTAATATTATTTGTTGTAGCAGTAGACTGTATATTAATATTTGTAATCACATTGTTTACCACATTTTCACAATTAAAATCACATTGTGAAAAACTCGTACAATCTGGTATAGTTGGCATAGTAAATGATAATGTCCAAGGTCCAGTTCCACCGCTGGTTACCGTTGAGGAGGGGTGTATGATAAAAGTTTGGTATCCTGTATTATCTCCACAATTTTCAGCACCCTGTGCTAATGGAATTTGAAGTTGAAAGTACCTCAAATAACCGAGGCTAGTACAATCAAAAGGACTTCCTGAGTATAATGAATATTTGGTTTGCCAATCATTATAATAATCAGACATATCATTAAAATCACTGAAAGTCATATTTATCAACCCTATTCCACCAGAAACTATTTTGTCATATGTTATTGTATTAGTATTTGGTATTTTACAAGATACTGGATATTGTACCGCAGAAATACTACAAAATAATTGAGATACAGAACTCAAATTATTTAATGTAAAAATATTTTCGTTATAAAATAAGTCTTCGTACACAGTATCAACCCATCTTGTATTAGTTAACATATATTGATAAAAGTCACTATCAGTACAAGAGCTGACTTGAAATGTCATGTTTATTCTATCACACGCAGTTGGTGTTGTTTGTGTTATTGACGATTGTATTATTTTAAATGGTGGTGTGTTATTTGTATCATAACATAATGAACAATCAAACGATTCTAAACATTCACAATAAAATTGATAATTTGTATTCAGATTAGTTTGATTTGGTGTTATTTTTATTTCTAAATAATCACCGTTATTTATTGTAAAACCTGTCAAAGTTAAAACTTTTGACAAGTAAGTTTCTGGTGTAAGAAACGGTTTTGCAGTTTTAGGGTTAAGAGAAAAGTTAAAATTTGTTTCTGTTAAGTCTAACCCTACGGACAAATTTTCAATCACTATTGGATCTTGATAATCGCTACCAAAAAATGTTATTGTAAATGTATCAAATACCGAATACCCCAAAACTCGGAACGCAAAATATGGTTTAGTCGGATCTAATGCGAATGTACTATAAACTGGTTGTGGTATGACATTAGTCGTCGCACTATAAGAAATTTTATGCGAATATTGTGGATAATTTGTTGGTGAACCATTTGTACAAGTAAGTGCGTCAACATCAACAAATGTTGATGAAAAACAATTCGCATCTGTGTATTCAACACCGTCTACTGTAATAATTCTTATGATAGGAGTATAAATACCCGCAGCAACAGGAACGGCACTTGTACCCGTTAAAGGGTGTATATATGTGTAGTCACCACTATATAAACTACCTAATCCTGAAGTGAAAGCAACGTTTGTACTTCCAATTCCAGGACCATACCAATCAATAACATAGTCGGTAATTGTTGTGTCACAACTACCCGTAACTACACCAACCGATATTTCAGATATTGGGTTAGTGTCATAAAAGTCAAATCCAATTTCACATATATCACAAATTTGATTTATTGTTGTAGTTGTTGTAGTTGTTGTTCCAAATGTTTGACAATATATACAATTTTCAGAATCGACTATAGAAACCGAAAATGTTGGGTCTAAAGCATATGGTGGTGGGATTGTTATAGTTACTGGAACAGATGTGATTGTGTCGACTAATACACAATTAGTATCAGGACATCCTGAACAAACAAAAACATCAACAGGATATGTTGCCGCTGATATAGAATTTATTGTAACTTCTGTTGGTGATGCCATATTTTATAAATATTATTTTTTATGTAAAGTTTATTATATTACATGATGGTAATTGTGATGCCCCGTTGAATAATAGTGTGGAGGTTTGTAGGAAGTTTAATCCATAAGGGAACGTTTCGTCAATTGTCCAAACCTGACCATATGATGTGACTATGTGTATTTTTGATGACTCTGTGTACAAACCAAAAGCATCTGTAATTGTTGGGCTAAGTTGTATGTCTATTTCTTGTACACCAGTTGTATAATCATACTGACTTATATATTCATTACCATCATCCTTTGTTGTTACTATAAGTTTATTACTTGTAGTATATATAAAGTCACCAGACACTTGTCGTGTAAAAGGTATGTTAAACTTATTTGTAATTACAGGTGAAACACCACTTATGTCCATTTCTATAATTTGTGTCACACCTGTCACACATATCAATGTTGTGTCATCAATTGCTGCCAATCCTGGTCCAAATTGTGTTGATCCAAAACTAATAGTTCTATTGTAATTACCTGAAAATGGTGAAAGTGTTATATCATATTCAAAAATATTAACATTTCCTAAGCTACTGTCTAACAACCAAAGTTTATTTGCTGTATGTGCGTTATCTGAAAAAAACGCAGACACCCAACCTGTAATAAAAGGAACTAAATTTGTTTCACTATTTGTGGGGGTAAAATACCCATAAACATTTGTAAAATCACAAACAATAACATCACAAGATAAAAGGTCAGGAGGTGTTGGTAATGATGGTGTAGGTGTAGGTGTTGGTGTTGGTGAAGGTGTTGGTCCACATTCTCCTGTGTCACAAGAGTAAATGATTGACAAAGTAGCAGAACCAGGACCAGAAACAACTGTAGGTACTGATGTTGAACACACATAAGCTACTTGTTCTCTTAATAGTATTGATGTTGGTCCGATTTTACAATCATCATAGTCGAATATTGTTGCCACAAAATAATTACCATCTAAGAAATAACAAAAACAATTTGTAGGTGTCGGGCTTGGTGTTAATGTTGGGGTTGGCGTTAATGTTGGTGTAACACTTATTGTAGGTGTGGGTGTTGGTGTTAATGTTATTGTTGGGGTTGGGGTTGCAAATTCAATATCAGCCTCGAAATCCTCACAAGAATCATTTAATGTTATATCCGCAATAAAATTATTACAATCACGCTGTTTACCACAAGTCTCACAAATTATCTCATATTCAATTAGAAGATTGATTTTAACATTAATATCTGCCAATTCATTAAAATTAACCGATATACAATTTTTATTTTTTTCATCACAATTATTTGTTATTGTGATTTTGTTTGTTGCAACATCAATAAACACATCTCCTATTTCGGGATATTCATTAAGTGTATTTTGTAAGCTTTGGATCCAAAGGTACTCTGCAAAAGTGGCAAATGTTCCCCCAGTATAGGTATAAAATAAATTTTCTTTTATATTACCATCAATGTTTACTTGTGTTGTAAATGTGGCATTAATTATTTGACAACCTGTATTACCAACTGTCAAATCGAAGAATCCTTCATTCATCATTTGAAGTATCCCTCTTTTCCCATATTTACCCGTGTTAACAAAATCATCACTACAAATAGTATAGGACTCGTATATTGTGGTTATTTCTGTTCCACTTAAAACAACCTCAGCCGTTTTAGTACATCCACTACTATCTATAACGGTTACAGAATATGTACCATTTGATAAATTAACTAAATGTAATCCTGTTTGTGAACCAACATTAGAACTCCAATTAATTGTAAACGGAGGAATACCATCTGTTATATTTAAAAATATTTCACCATCGTTTCCACTTACGGGTTGTATAGTCGAAAGGAAAAAATCAACTGGTTGTGATGGTGATATATAAATTAACTCTTGTTGTACACAAGGTGGTGTTGCAGAATCAGAAACTGAAGCCAAATAAAAACCTGGTGTAAGATTTGTGAATGTATTTGTTAATTGTGTTGTGGTTGTTATTGGTGTTCCACCTGACAAAGTATACGTTAATGGTAATGTACCTCCTGATGAAGCCGTAATTATAACCGTTCCATTATTAAATCCACAAAATGTATTTGAGAAACTTGTTGCAATTGTGTATTTATTCTCATTTAAAACACTAAAACTTGTTGTAAAAATACAACCTGAATTATTTGGTATATCTTGTATTGATAATGTATATAAACCACTTGTCAACCCACTGAAATCACAAATTGATAATGCGGTCGTAATTGTTGTATTTCCGAATGGGTCGGTCAATGTGTATTGAAAGTTTCCTGGTGCTAATCCATTATTTAACTCAATGTGAACTGAACCGTCGTTCAAATTACAGTTTGAATTTGTTACCTGTAAAGTTGTGACAATAAAACCGTTTGGTGTTAATAAACTAACGGAGGCTGTTGTTGTACATAATCCTGAGTCTGTTACAAATACTGAAAAAACTCCCGCAGGTAATCCTGTAAAGGTATGAGTATTTCCGAATTCAACTTGGATATCTCCGTTTGAACCTGAAAAATAATATGGTGCGGTTCCTCCTGATAATACAACAGTAACCTCCCCATCATTTGTAAAACAACTTGGTTGTTCAGTTGTTAAAATAGAAGCAACTCCAAGTATTGGGACTTCAGATAATGTAATAGTTTTAGTTAATGTACAACCATTTGCATCTATTATTGTTACACCATAAGTTCCCGGATTTAAACCAATAACTTCAGGTCCTGTTTGAACACCCACATTTGGTGTCCAGTTATATGTGTATGGTGGTGTTCCTGTTAATCCTGTAACAAAAATTTTACCATTTCCATCTATTGATACGCAGCTAGAATCATTAACACCAAATAACCCAAAATCCAATGGGTCTGATTCCTTTATTAAACAAACTTCACTTTTTCCTGTACAACCCCCACCATCATTTCCAATCACATAATATAAACCTGGTGATAAATTATTAAAAGTGTTATTAATGTTACTTCCAGTTCCAATTAAATTACCATCGATATCGTACAAATCTAAAGTTGATGTACCATATACGACAGATGTATTTGCGGTAATCGATCCATTGTTCAATCCACAAGTTGTTCCTGACGCTTCTATCGAAACACAACTTCCTGATGATATTGTAAAATTAAAATAACCTCTTGTGTGTCCTGGTTCACTACAACTGTCTAATATTTCTACAGTATATGTTCCAGCCGTCAAACTAGTTGCGGTATATGAGGTAACTGGTCCTGCGGGTGGTATTAAACCTGTTGACGTAAATTCTGAAACTGAGTAAGGAGAGACACCCCCCGCTATTGTAAAGGAAAACGCCCCTGAACCTGTGTTTTGACAATCGCCTGTTATTTGAATATTATTCAATATTATTACACCACAACTCATTAATTACACAACATATTGAAGTTTATTCCAACGTTAATTTTGAAGTCCTGTGTCACGCTTAATGGTAAACAGTTACCATTATATATAGTCACAGTTTGATTTGTATTATTTATAACATAACTTAACCCATCTGATTGTAAATCATCTAAAGCGTCCTTCAGAGACACTAACCAAGTGTTTGCACTTGGGTAACTTGCTATAGGATTTGTATTTCCGTAACCTGTAAAAAATTCTTTATGAACTAAGTTTACACCATTTAAAATCAAATCAACATACCATGTACTTTGTAAGGTGTCCGTTTGACAATTAGGTGGAAGTAAATTATTTGCCAACAATAAATTATTAAGTATCACGGCAAATGATGTGACATTAGGGTTAGAACCCCAAGGATATATAGGACAAACAACCTCTTGTATTGGACAATCAACCGCAAATAATTGACCAACCAAAGAACATGGTTTACAAGGTACTGGAACAATTTTACAACCCATTTGTCTTCTCCAAACAAATTTTTGTCGGTGAAAAATAGAGTTTTCTAATCTTACACCTGATGTTAATAAAGTTGTTGCGGGAATTAATTGACCAACTAATTTAATCCAATAATCACCTAATCCATTCACATACTCAATCATGGTTTTATATGTGAAATTATCATTCGGAATATTGATTGCTTGGTTAGATTCTAAATACCTCCAATAAATAGATTGTAAGGTTGGGTATCCCCCTGTTTTACCATCTGTTATAAATTGTCTATTTCTGACATTAATCATGTTTTTCCAAAACGTTTGAGCGAACTCAAAAAATGTTTTTTGTTTTGGCTTAGGGTTAATTTCTGTCCAATCTATACCACCTCTATTTGGATATGGTCCATTTGGATATGGATTACAATATGTTGGTTCTATATAGTCCAACCCTTCGTTTGGTATTGGGTAATTGTATCTTCTTGACATAGACCAAACGTCATATGCCAACCCTTGTGCCGGATTTAAGAAAACATCAACATTTTTAACATTTATAACAAATCTTTCATCATAAACTCTATAATAAGCGGTAAATCCACCATCAGAAGTATTTCTTAACCCGTCTTCATCAATTGTCCAACTTTTTTTGTTATCAATTACTTTAACTAAATCATACCCCAAATTCATAAATGGAAACCTTCTATATCTGTCAAGATATATTTGACCATAATTAAACGGTAATAAACTTGTCTGATAACTTGGATTAGAACCAACAAAGACTTGATTTGTTTCATTAACATTTTCTGGCATATGGTGGTCTGGTGTTGACTCGAACCATCCTCCCCCTATTTGAAAGAAGTAACTTTCAGAGTCTGGAACTGAAGATGGGTATCCTTGACTATCCATAGGATAATCACTTCTACTCAAAGTTGTTGCACTAATAACTGTTTGTATTGTAAAACCCGTATATTGTACTCCCATAATTGTAAAAACATTTGTTGGGTCTAAAACAGGTATTTGTGTCACATATAATCCTCCTGATATATTTAAATATTGATTTTCAAATTGAGAAAGGTTAATTCTTTCATCCGCTAAGTAAACATATTCATTAAAGTCTATCAAAGCTTCAGGGGCACCTACTAACCTTAACAAAATTTCTATTGACCTTCTCGTACCTTTGGATTTGAAAAGGTAAGCAGCGTTTAAAATTAAATTTTTATAATATTGGTAGTTAATTTCGTTTGGTGTCAAAGCTCTTGAGTAACCCGGAAAATTACTTGGTTCATTTGTTCCAAAAACTGATTGTATAAGTGTTTCATTACTTATTGGTGATATATTTGTTTTCCAACCTAATGTTTCAGCTAAGTTTTTTAGAAGTTGTGATGGTATATCATTTCCCGTATTGTAATTTACTGATGTCATGTTTGCTAATGACATAACAAATTTTCTCACTTCATCGAAACTTCTACCATATATTTGAAGTATTTTTTCGTACTTTCTATCAGAAGTATCAAATTCTTTTAATGCTCCTGTTGTGAAAAAACGTGATATTAAATCTGTCTTATATGAATCTAAATTTTCGCAGATTTCATTCAATGATGTTAAATACTTATCAAAATCATTTGTTCTAATATCCAAGTTCCAGTTTCCATCTAATGGCCAATTTATTACTTCTTGTACGATTGAGTATGTGCCATCATCATTTTCTTGTGGTACTTGGAATGTTGCACTATATATTGGTTTAATTAGTCTATTTAATAAAAATTGTTCTACCTCATCAAAAAACTCTGTAAATGATTTTTCTGTGTAAAAACTGTTTGGTCTTAAAACAATACTTTTTGTTGTTGCAGATAAACCATCAAAAGGATTTCCTTTAACATAAAATTTTAAATATTGGTCAACATCAGTTGTTGGTGTCAGAAATGTTAAATTATACTCAGTATTGTCAACAAATATTGAATAATTTAAGTACTGTGTTGTCAAATTTCTTAATGGTGAAACCTCCACTTCACTTAATTGAAGGTTTCTTGTTGCATTTGATGTATAATCAATATCAAAAGGGTTTCGTATCCAATTTAATGGTAACTCCAAATATGTTTCATTGAGAACTTGGTTATAGACTATATTTACAGCAGTAAGTCCTGTTCTAAAATTTAAATTTGTGGATATACACTCAATAGCGGCCGGAAAATAATTTATTATTTTTGATACTGAGGTTGAAATTCTTTTTGATAAAGACCCGTATAAAGTAAAATTGGTAACCTCAGATAAATCAAAATTAGGATAAACCTGTAAACTTTGTGCAACTAGATTTTTAGACTCTTCAATTGAAGATAAATCCAAATCGGAAAGACTAATGGGACTTGAAAACGCCCCAATATTAAACCCTCTGTTTTGTTTTTCTGATAATCCTGTTGTAAATTCAAAATTGGCGTTTGTGAGTCCACCACCCGCAACTAATTGTACACCAACTAATTCATCGGCAAATGCACTTGCTCCAGTATCTGTTTGTGGTGGCCATTTATATTTTATTACCGCCATTATTGAGTTATATTTGAAAAGTTTTTACTGAAATCAATATTATCACCTCTATCTTCTCTAACTTCGAATAGAAGTTCGTTGTATTGGTCTCTGATTTCAAATAGGTTATATTGTTTGTAAATATTGTTTTGAGTATCGTAAAGCGTATAGATACCGTCATTAAGTGACTTGGTTTGGTTACCAAACAATGCTATTGCCAATGTTGATATATCATGTTCTACTATTTCAATTTCCATTGTTACAGGATTAAAGAATGTATTTGAAATGATAATATCTTGATCTGGTTGGCCAATAAATGGTGTTGCGTTTGGTTTGTTAGATGGTGATGATGATGGTGAAAGAGTACAAAACATTAAATTAGTTACACCATTAACATATTGATATCTAACAATACTTGTTGTTGTGTTCGTTGAGTTTTGTACAACGGGTTCACAATAAAAAGATGATGTTATAATTCTAAAAAAGTTTGGTATTTTTGCCCCATTTGGTTGAAGGTACTCAACTCTATATCCGATTAAACCTTGATTTACAAACTTGTCTCTGAATGCAACGGGAACATTATTCAAATCAACAACAATACCCTTTATATTTGGTAGTGAGGCCAAAATACCACAATCCGTAATTGTAGTTCTGATTTCAGCAGGTCTTATATATAATGTGTATATTCCTAACTGATTAAAGACATTTGCCGGTAATCTTAAGTTATACAAACCACCCAATATCTCAATGTCAGCGTTACCACCAGTGTTTGTATTATGAAAATAAGGAGTTAAAACCGCAGAAGAGTTTAATTTCGTTAACTGAAAATCATTTGTCACATCTCTAGATTGAGTGTAATTTAATATAATATCTACGTCAGTTGGGCTAACATCAGCGGGTCTTATCGTTCCATATGTTCCTGTTGCCATTTTTTTTCTTTTTGTTTTTTATAAATATTTAATTTTAAGTTTCTACATTAAAAAATCCGTAACCATACTTAACTAAATCTCCAATGTTATCCACTTCACCTAATCTCATAATTGATTCAAGTGCTGAAACTCTTCCTCTTTCGATAAAAATATCAGACCTTATCTCTGGTTCATACGCAACACCTATCAACGCTTCTTCTTTTGTTATTGCAGAAAAAACTATATCATCTATTGTCAATCCTGACGATTGAACAAAATACAAAGTAGTTCCTCCACTTAAATCCCAATAGTCGACACCATTGATTGTATATGCCGAATATGAATTATTTGGTACCGCCCCATAATATGTCCCAACAACCCCTGTTTCTCCTGTAACTTGAACACCTATAGGATACGGTATCGCCCCATATTGTTCTAAGTCAGCTAAAGCCGAGGTTGTATATCCTGAAACAATGAATGGTATGTTCACGTAACTTGAGGATATATAATCTATAATATTCGTATTCGAGTCTCCTGTAAATAAAAAATCATAACTTATTGGTATATTATTCCAATTTCCTCCTTGTGGGAAAAATGTAACAGTTCCGTTTGGATTTAATGGAACAACGTTAACATATGGTACGGTTATTGTTTTTGAAACCGTTGTTATTCCCCAAGGCGTAGTTCCTGTTATTGTAACAGTATAGGTACCATTTGTCGCTGGATATGTGTGACTTACCGATGATGGTGAAAAAGTATTAATCGGAACTGATGGTGATCCGTCACCCCAATTAACTTCATATGTTGATTGTATTACGTTATTTGATGTGTTAAATACATAGAACGTATATGGATTAATTGTATCAGATGAGTATATAAAATTGTTAAGAGTTTCTTTCTGATAAACTAGACCATCAAAAACAGAATACCAACCCATATCATAGGTTGTTTGCGTTAACATTATTGGTATTGTTAAACCCGTTAACGTTGATGTACCATTAGTTCCTCCTGACAAGAGTTGTGTCATTGAGGAATACACATATGTTGTTCCTGTTTCACAATTTATGTATGTAACACCAGAACCAGGACAACAAGGGTCTTCAATTATTATCTCCTCACAGTCACCTGTCCAATTTACAGGAAATATTTTATTCTTAATGTCCTCTAAACCAATTTGTATATAATATCTTTGTTCTTCCATTATGGGTTAATATATTCATACCAGTTTATTGGGTTGTTTGTTCCAATTCTATTTCCGTTGTTATCTAAAATTGTATATGTGAAATCGTTATAATCAAAGTTTACTTCATAGTAAAAATACACAGTAGGGTCGAAATTATAAGGAGTTGGGAGTATTAAATTCTGTGGTGTGTTTGTCATTACCACATACGAACCTGTTTTCCCGTTGAAGAATTTTGCCTTCATATACAAGGTATCAATATTGATATATTCAGTACTTCTTAACCAATATAAAAAGTACCCTTCTTTATCACCTAAAAAGTCCAACGTGAATTGTGGTCTTTTAATTGACACTGTTGGTAATGTTGGTGTTAAAACTTGACCTGATTGAGTCGCCCCTTGTTGTACTGGAATTATTACTGTTAAGTAATTTTTTTGTGTTGCATCGTCTTTAGTATCATACAAATCCAACTTAAAAAAACTTTTTGTGAATGGTTGTGAAAAATAATATAATTCATTTACAGTAAACCCTTCTGTCAAATAAGAAGGAGTGTAAATATTCAAAGCTTGTTCAAAAAAATTAAAGTTGTACCTAACATCTGTTCTATCACTATCATCATGTTTTTTGTGTGAAAATCTTGATATCTCAAAACTATTAATTGTACCAATGACATCTTCGATTGTTTCTTCAACAAATTGGTCGATAGCATCATCATTACCATCAATATCCCATTTTATTTCAATAGGTATATTGACGTAATTGTCATTTGGTTTGTTCAATATTCTATAGTTATTCACAATCATCTATCGAAGGGTCTTGTATTGTATTAAAGTTATTCATATTATTTCCTAAACTAATATTATTACCGTCACTAAACAATCTGAAAATTATTTGATTATATGGGTAATGGGCGCCATTTAAAAACGGGTAATCAACACCATAACCTTCACTATCTATGTATCCATAAGGGTAAATATCTCTCCATCTAAAAGTCTGACTTATTATAGAATAATATGAGTAGTCGGGAACTATGTTCAAATTTTGGTAACCTTCCTCATTTATTGATGTAGAAAAGACTTTTATGGTAATTGGGTGATGGGGTTTATAATAATATCCCAATTGATTTTGATAGGATAATAAATCAGGTGAAGAAAAGTAGTTAGGATTAAATGTGAATTTATGATACGAATCAGAAATAACCCTTTCTATTTGTTCATAACCATTGTATTCACAAAAATCACCATTTAAAACATCACCAATATTTAAAGTGTCAACATAATAAAAATCATTAGTATTTGTGTTATATGTTGAAATCGGTAAATTAGTATCTGAGTTTGAGTTTGTTGTTGCCCACCATGTACTTGGTGTGGTACCCTCTAATGGTAAATTAAATTCGTACCCTTCTTTAAGTTGTGAGTTTGGACCTAATGTCCAACCAAAATACCCTCTCCATATTATTGAAACAAACAATTCTGAAACTGGTCTATACCAATTGTCTCTTAATCCGGCAATATCAATGTCCCTATTAAAAACAAGATTATAAGAATCATTACCTTCTTTGACTGAAATTCTATTTACACCGTTTGGTGTTAAAACTGCCTTTTCATATTGAGTTACTTTCCTAAATATGTTTTTTTCAAAACCAGCATTAACTAATACTGTGTCATCTAATAAAGTTAATATTTTGTGTTTTCTTACGTAATATCTAGATTCTGTATCCAAAGGATTCGTTTGATTTACAACCCTTTTAAATGTTCCTATTGTTCCAACATCAAATGTTGGTGGTAGATATCCAATATTTTGTATGTTGAATATATATTCATTTGTACCAAAATTTTCATTCCCTAACGATGAAACTTGGAACAAATCAGTTCCATTATAATCAAAACTAAGTTTAACTGATTCTCCTATATTTAACCCGTGTTTCATTGGGCATCTAAAAGAAATAACATTATCCCCATATAACGAATTTGTTTCTATTATAAAAGGAATTCCTTCTGATGCCATCCATGTCCAATTATTAGTAGTCTGTCCATCATCGGCATACAATTCTCTATCAGTATTTTCATAAGGATATGTTATGTAATATTGCCAATTATATGTTGTTGCACTTTTGTTTACAAAATTTACTTGTGAGTTAACACCAGTAGTGTATCCATTAACATTATTATCAGTTCGTATAAAATCAAACTCACTAAACTGTGGACATCCTTCCCATGGCGAAGAGGGGTTTGATGCCGATGAAACAGCATTTGCAATAGAGTCAGTATAAAATAAGTTGTTTTTATATGGATTATAAGTTACATCTCCTTTGTATGCGTTTTCAAAAAGAAAAACTATTTTACTTGTTGGTCTAAAAATTGTTGATTCATTTCTTTCTTTTTGAAACAATTCAGCTAAATTGATTTGCTCTGTTCTATCAAACTCAACTTGTTGCTTGAAGGTTTGATTTAGTGGTACTCTGATTGCCTCGTCAACGTTACTTGATACCTTGTTCTTTTTAGAACCTAAAATAATTTTTATGTTTTCATTGTTACCCATTTGTTTGTGAGTTGTTTACATAAAGTTTTATAAACCTGTCAAGTGCGGTAAAACCATTATTCAACCCAAAATAAAAGTGGAATGGTGCTCCCATAAGTATTGGGTCTTGACCTGGTGAATTAGGTGCTCCATAAACTACGTTTGTAATTGATGGGTCAGGAGATGGAGTAAAATTAGTTATATGCCAATCTTGTGTTGTAGTTGTTTTGAAATAATCTGATGTTTGTGGGTCTAAATCTTGATATCTTGATTTATAAAAACCGTTGTTTGTTGTTAAAATCTGTGTATACCAATTGTTATTTTCTGTTCCGAAAATATTTTGAGTTGGTGTTGTTATTTGCCATTTATAAAAAGGCACTTCTTGAGTTGATGGATAACCAAAATTATAACCAACAAAAGGAGTTAAATTATATGTTTGAACTCCAGGTGAATATCTTTTTCTAGTGACTGTTTGTTCTGAATCTGATTGGTAAAAAACACCGAAAACAGGTCTAGCAGGTGACTGTGTATCTTCACCAACAAAAAGATAGTTATTTGGGTAATTCTCATTTAAATATGGTTTAACTTTAAACTCACTGTTTGCAGAAAAGGCTTGTGCGAAATCACCGTCAATTCTATCACCACCTCTATTACTATTAAAGAACTGTATAACTCCAATTCCTTCACCTTCATTACTGTTTGTGGCGATAGGTAACATTTGTTGTACTATAGTTTGGTTAATTAACCTTGAAATAATTCCCATTTGAAGTATATCTGAGTCATCATTATATGATGTTGACTTCATTTGATTAACAAAATAACCCTCAAGGTTTTCATTACCACAAACTTGATTTATAAAACCATCTCGTGGTCCTAAATCAACTATTGTTGTTGGTGATTGTAATTGTTTGTCATTATATCCAGGATTACTAACAACCAATGATGCTAAATTGTTAGGAGGTGTAGGTGATGGTTTACCAATAAATTGATTAATAAATCTATCATAAGGTGACGATCTATAATAAAAACTATTTTGTGTGTCATCAAACACAATTGTATCTCTACAATAATTATAAGTGGGGTCTGTTACTGAGTTTGATGCGTATGTTGCGGTTTTATTAAACGACGGCATATATAAGAAACCGTTAATCCAATTGTTTTGGAATACTCTAGCAAACACTCCTCGACAAGCGGCCAACATCAAAAGATATCTAACTTTCCATTCTAAAAATAATAAAACATCTTCTTTATATTCTGTAATATATTTTTTATTCAATAGACAATAACAACCTTTTACTACTCTATCATCAGGTACGTCACAATTAGTACTGACACCAAAGTTAGTCCCTGATCCAGTATAACATTTTAATGATGTTAATCCTTCACAAGTAAGAGTGGATGTAAGACCTGTAATTAATCCTGATGAGTCAGCATAATTACCTGTCGGTGGTGTACCAGGCGATGATAATGTTGGTGTACTTCCGGCACTTCCTGGTTTGAAGTAATAGAAATTATTGTTTTGATGTAATCCATAACCCGTTTCAGAACCTACACCATCTTCCGTTCTTGTTGATGTTGGTAATCTATCACTTCTCATAACAAGTTTTGTTTCGTCAGAAAAGTTTACGGTACTTGCAAGATATCTATAATACGCTCTTGAATATAACGCATTGTAACCACTTGGTGGATCCCCATACTCGTCGTTTGTACTAACACTATCTAAATAACAATAATATGTTGGTTGATTTGAAGGACCGTCTTGTGGAGTACCTGTACATCCAACCCCTGAACTTGTTGGTGAACCCGCACCAATGAATGTTCCTCCAACAAAATAATCTTGTACGTATTTAGGTATTACTTGATTGAAAGGGGAGTTTGTTAGAAGGTTATACGGTGCGGATGATTGGGATGATACAGGAATAAACACTGGTGATGTTGATGGTGTATATGACCCTGAATTATCATCAGTAGATAAATAATAATAAGGTAATGTCGAAGTAAATGCCGTAAATTGTCCAGGTGTCAAATCAAAAGTTAATGATGGAAAATATAAATTTGTTGTAGTATTATCCAAAGTATCATGAGATAATGGTTTAACATTATTAGTTGAGAGAGGTTGAATCGGATAGTTGAAGTAATATTCTCCTGTCACTATTGGACCTGTACCATAAGATGTCTCACCAAAAATATATGATAAGTCATATTCAATTTCTTGTTTAGGAGTGAAAGGGTCAACACCTCTAGTTAATATAATTACTTCAAGTGAATTTCTGTTTGAGGCTTCAACATTGTCAATTGCCGGTCCTAAATTTTGAAAAAGTGGGTCAGTATTTGTATATGGAAAACATTGGTTCTCATACACGAATTGAATTTCATGAAGTAAATATGTTAATGGATAATAACCTACATTGGTTATGTTAGCTAAGTTATAGAATGAACTATATGTCATACCTGTTATGACTTGGAAGTACTCTATATCTGTTGGGTATTGTAAATAATTGTCTGTATCTCCAGTATTCAATAAGTAGACATTTGCGGTAATTCCGACAGAACCATTAGAGGAAGGGTTGGCATAATCAACAGTTCTTGATATTGGTGCAGATACGTTACCAAAAGCAGTAACCCCTGTAATTGCGTTATTATTGAATTGGTTTTCAGTCGCTCCTGTTATATTGACAGAACAATTTGATGAATTTGGGTCTTGGAAGGTAACCAATTCTCCTGTCCCCAATTGTAAGGTTGTTCCCGCTTTAGCCAATAATACTATAACTTGGTCTTCTATTGGGTCACTTGGTGTTGAGGTTAACGACGGGTTCAAAACTGTTTTTATTTTATTGACACCTGTGCCAGGTGCGGAACCTACTGAATCATAAAAATATTTATCTCTCGTATTAAATTCATTTAGTTTTTGGGGATAAGTTTCTCTTGTTGGGTAAGCAAACCATCTTTCATCACCACCGCTTGTTAATTCAGCGGCGAATAAGAAAGGTTGTGGAGCGTGAAGTTTATATTTTTCTGAAGGTTCTATAACATCATAACCCGAAAACATTCTTTGGAAATCTAATAAAGCCCTTTCTAAAACATTAGGGGTAATTTCTTCATTAAAAACTCTATTCAAAAGAGATCTATACCTACTAGATCCTCCACAATAAAATTTACCTCCTGCGTTGTCATCTATGTCGGTATTGTCATCGATTTGAGCATAATTTGAGTGTTCAGATAGAGAATAAAATTGTGGTTGATTAACTGGTGCTAAAAATGTATTGTCGGTTGATGTCTGTGCTGGACTTCCAGCATCAGCTTGTTGTTGATTATAACCATCATTAAGTTGTTGTGTTACAGAACCAATATCAAAATCATCGTCAACCTCAACATCACCACAATCACATGAACATGAATTACATTCGGGATATGCAAGCATAGGAAGTCCTATCCTCCTAAATCCTTTTAGTCTTACTATGTAAACTATTACAAACGCAAAGAATAGTATGTATAACGCAAGTTTGAATAAAGCTTGTAATATTTGCCACGCCGCCCTTAGAACCGCACCTATGTTTATTACAGGACCTCCTGGTATTGCCGTTGCGGCACTTTCAATTGCGGAATTAATCGCATCAATAGTTTCTCTTACTTGTATGTAGAGAAAATATATACATAATATAATAAGAACCCACTTTAAGACAGGCCATGCCCATGCAACAAAGTGTGCAACAAATAACAATATAAGAATTGGGAATGTTAAAATGTTTAATAACAACATCGCCAAGAAATAAATAAAATCAAATTTCTGAACCGCATCATTTACAGGAAATGGATTGTTTTTTGATATACATTCCCTGTCATCTATTTCTTTAATACCTAAATGTCTTGACCTCAAAATACCATTTTTGTATCTATCCAAGAACATTGCTGTAGTATATACTTTGTTATAATTAAATTCATAGAATCTATCTTCACAGTCAATTGCTTCTTGAACCATTGCAGAATCACCGTAATCATCCCAATCTAAACTAAATGCATATGAACGATACGCATCGTAACTTGCTTGGTCATAAAATGAAAACTCAAAAATTTGATTTTGTGATGTGTCTACCGCAGTACAGTTTACAACAATGTTAGCACCAGGTGATGTGATTGGGATAGACGTTAAACTACCTGTATATGGTACACCATTAATTGTAATGGAAACGTCTTGACTGTTTGTAAAATTTTGTAATATTAACCCTCCTGTTTGTAGTGGTAAAACTAATGGGGGGGACGAAGAAGTTGATGTACCAGGAACGTTTACAGTAAAATCGGTTGGGGGGTTTAACGTTGGGTCAGCATTAGGTGTTGTTATTGCCCATCCGTATTCTTTAATATTAGGTACTAAAAAATTAGCCCTTAGAATTTCATTCTCAATACCACCGTCATTTTGCCAACTTACCTTAAACCTATATTTTCCTTTTGTTGGTATACCGACATTTGGGTCTATTGATAATATTTGGTTACCAAACTCATCTGTTGTCACATAATCTAAATTCATTGGGACTTTAACCAAAAAAGTACCATCTCCATCTATAACTTTACCACCTTGTTCGAAAAAATACTCTTCTAATATTGGATTTCCATTATCATCAATATTTATAGTTTGTCTTATTGCAGAAATTCTTCCTTGCCCTGCTTTCAAACTACAAAAGTTACCAGCTTTAAAAGGAACTCTACAATTAGTCTTTAACGCTTCCTCATCTTGTGTGGTTGCAATAGACCCCATGAATACTCCTGTAGGTTTTATTGTTAAATTAACTTCTGTCGATAAATCAAAGTCTGTTCTTGTAATACCAATAAAACAAATATCAGGGTCACCCCATAATGGTTCTACATTTACTTGTTTATATAAAGTTAATATTTGAGGTAACTCGTTTAAGTTACTTGAGGATTTAAATTGAGATCCGTTTACTTGACTTTCTACCGCTAAACCAGCGTCAATCAAATCTTGTGGTGATAATGAAAAACAACCAATATCAGATAAATCGAGATTCATTACCAAAGTTTGCTGTCCTGTTGGGACACCAAAAATCATAAAGTCACCACTATCGTTTGTTGATACAGTGTACTTATAATACTTGTCATAAACTTCTATTATAGATTTTTCAAGTAATACTTCATCTCTATCGAAGAATGTCCCTGTAGGAACGTGTCCTACGTATTGTGGAGACTTAGGTAATAAATTATATTTATACCCATCTTCATTTTTATCTGTTGGTGTTTTATATGGGTATAGTTCTGATATTATTGGGTTATTTGAGTCTTCATTTGTTAATGGAATGAATACAGACAATTTTGCATTTGGTAAACCAAATCCACCGTTAACTGAAATTCTTCCAGCTATGACACCATAATCAGAACATCTTCTTTGATATATTTCAGTTTGTGTTAACTTTAGTGAAAGAATCTCAATGAAATCGAAGTCTTGGTCAAATTGAAGATTAACTTGTTTATCAACTCCTATGTTGGTTCTGATTCTATATGAATGTGGCATTAAATTATCTTTTTTTGATAAATAGTTTATTTCCTATTTTCAAAAAATAATCACAATACTTGAAAAGGAAATTATCAGCTGAATGTTACTGTTGATAAATTAAGAACACTAACTCTAATATCAACATTTGGGAATCGAACTTGATAAACCTGTGTTGGGTCGGCAAATATTGTATCTGATATCAAACCTATTTGTTTTGTTGACGGATTAGAATAAGGTTGTGATGTCTGAGCCGATGAATATTGTCCTCCTACTTTATTAAAGACTTGAATGTCGTCTATAGATAATACACCATTCTCTGATTGTATTTGTCTTCTTAGTTCAGATATATTGACATTTTCACCTAATTGTCTATTAACTGGTGACATATATGTTGAGACTATATCTATTATTTTAGCAATTATCGCTCCTTGACTTTGAGATGAATCTAAAACAACCGATATATCAAATCCTAAATCAATCACATTTGCACTTTCAACTGAAATGTAATCATTTATCATTCGGTAATTGGAAAGGTAATTTGCAATATTTGTTTTAATTGCATTTGGGGTTACTGATGTTAGTTTTCCACTAGAGTCGTATGAAAGTATTTTTATTTTAATTTTATTATTTTCTTCAACTATTGAGACTTTAGAGGGTGCTCCAAACTGTGAGGGCATAGTTCTCAATATAGAATCATAATCGTTAACCGTCACCGCTCTGTTTTGAGCAGAGAAATTAAACGCAACCAAATTTCTTATTTCTTCTAACGTAGGTGCAGGTGCTCCTCCAATGGCGGCAATTGGGTTCGAACAACTTAATGAATTTACAGTAGTTGTATTTATAATTTCTGATGGTCCGTTTACAAAAAAGTTACTCCTTTGTACTTGACTAATAACTCCTACACCAACATTACTTGAAACTCCTCCACCAACTCTATACTGTATAAACAAAGTTGAGTTTGATTTTAGCGTACTACCTAATCCTAAATTATCTGAATATTTATTTAGGTTCAAAACAATCCCATCTCTTGCAAAATCTCTTAATTGATTTTCTGCTGAATTGTTTCCACCACCAAAAGTCATTTTCATAAAACCTTGTGGTGTATATTCAGTTATAAATTTGTCACTTGTTGTTATATATTTTCCTATCTTTATACCAGGCGCATCAGACGGTTTAGTTGGGTCTTCAACAAAAACTCTATCTTCTACTAATGACCTTACTTCATACCACCTATTGGTTGTAGACAAAAATTCTTGGTCTGTGGGAACATTTGTGTAAGCGGTTCCATCTTTGACAATTACACTAGTCACACCTAAAACATTTCTTTCGGGTAAAAATAATTCAAAAAATGGTCTAACGTCATTTGGAGTAATGATTCTTTTAAAAACTTTTGTTAAACCGTTAACAACAACTTCTCTTTTTGTTATCGTATAATTAAGTAGTCCTCCATCAGCATCAAAATTAGGTCTTACAATTCTTGAGTTTGGTTGTCCTTCCCCATTAAATTGTGAAGAAAAGTCTATATCGTATACCGTTTCAAATGATTGTCCAGCACCGTTTACTTGTGTTCCTCTTCTTAAAATCCCACAATATCTAATATCTTCTTTATCACCAAATGCAGGTACAGTTATAGAAAAATCCACTAATGAAACAGAGGGTCTTTGTCCAGGAATTTTTAAACCATAAGTTCTTGCTATATTATATAATGAGTTTTTTTGTTGAGCAAATTGTAAAACAGTTTCTTGTAAACTTCTGTCAATTTGATAATTAAGATTATCGGCAACTGCCGCATTCATATCCATCAAAACTGAAAATACAGATGCGTCGTTAAAATTTTGTATTAACTCAGGATAATATGTTTTTACAAAATTTATAAGTTCCCCTCTTACTGCTTGGAAGTCCCTTACTGTATACGAAATCTTTTTTTCTGCCATATAATATTAAATATTCAAAATAATGAAATCTCCACTTTCGAAAGATTCACTAGTTATTTTATAATCTATTCTAACTTTTGCCGTATGTTCTAATTGACCAATGTTAGGAACTGTGAATTCTTTTTGGTCATTACCACTAATATACGTACCTTTATTTTCTAATTCTGTAGATGCGTCTGTGATTTTAATGTTGGTAATCAATACTCCAGGCATATATTGTTCGACAGAATCTCTAATTTCTGATTCTATCTCAGCGAATGTGGGTCCATCTAATGGTTCAAAAATATATTCATATATTCTTGTTCCAAAATCAGGTAAATAATATCTAGACCCCTTTCTTGTTAATAATAAGTGTGTTAAATTAGAACGAACTTCTTCTGATGAATAGTCAGTTAAATCTAAAAACTTCCCATTGAAGGAATCTCTAAAGGGGAAGGTAATACCATATGTTACTCCATTTGCCATATCATATAAATATAAACCTCATTATTTTTATATAAACAAGAAATCACTGTTTTCACAGTGATTCCTTTAATGTTGTATTACCTTTTTTATGTTTGGGTTCATATGGACAATGGAGACAACCTGAACCACAACAACTTCCTCTTTTTTTGTGATAAAATTCCGTCATAACCATCTTACCGTCTTTCCAATAAAAGTCTGTATCCTGTAATTTAGGTTTTATAAATTCCCTAATATACATTTCTTGTATCCAATCTTTTGATGCCCCTACATTCATATTAATTTTTTTTTCTTAAATTATACAACGCCAACAGTATTTGATATGTTAGCGTTGTATTATTACCCCATTGTACTTTCATTTCTTAAACAATTTCACAAGCTCCGCCAGCACAAGCTACTTCACCTCTTAAATCTGTATTGTCTTGTAACTCGATAACTTTTGTTAAATCAACATCTTTCAAAGTGTTAACTAATCTTTCAAAATCTTCTTTTGTACAATCTTCAAATGGAGCTTGTGTGTAAGTTCCTCCGTTATAAGGTAGAACAGACAAACCATTGTAGTATTTTCTGTTTTTCCACATCCAATCACCTACAAGTTCCCATTCATCTTCTTTGATTGAAACTGTCGCTGATACATTATGTGAGTTCTGTCCACCTCTGTGTCCACTTCTTACCCACTCTTGTGATACTTTCTTAACTCTTTCCAACATTTGGAACACAGATTCGTATCGTAGAATTGAACCTTCAGGTGCCATTTGAGGGATAGTAATTACAGCTGTATCATGAGGACGGAAGTATTCGTCTTCTACCAACTCTGGATGGTTGATTGCAAGATAAGAATAAATCGCTTCATTCTTACCAACACGGATTCTTCTCAAATAATAGTCATTATGCCAAGCGTGAATTCCTGAAGAAGTTCCCAATACTAATGATGATGTCCCTGAAGGTTTAACGGTTGTTGTTCTTGCTGCTTTATTAATTCCGATGAGGTTTGCAACTCTTTCGTTTTCTTCTTTTACCGCCTGTGCCGCAGCTTTCATATCATAACCTAAAACAACACCAGAACCAATACCTGTCATACCAACACCAATAAGTGCGTCTTTTTCTGTTGTTCTTTTCCATACATCACGTAGGTAGTGGAAGTCAGTATATCCCGCTTGTAGTGTTCCGATGAATGCGGCACCTCTAACTCTTTTTTCAAAATCTTCTTGTGACTCAATGTCCGAAGCGTTTACCTCACACAAGTTACAGAATTGATAAGGACGAAGCCCAATTTCACAACAAGGGTTTGTTCCCCAATCTTTGTCATTTGACAAGTAGATTCCTGGCTCTCCTGCTCCTGACAATTCAATTCGTTTCCAAAGTTCCATAAAATATTCTTGTGTTACTTTGTGACGAAGAAGAACTGCTGAGTTATTTGCTCTACCTCTTTGTGGATTGTTCTCCCACCAATTACCTGACTTACAAGAAATCATTTCATCATCATCAGCACTGAATAATGAGATAAGTGCCGCTCTACGAATACCACCTGCTAATACCGCATCTGCAATATGACATACAATATCGTGAGTTTCAATCGGGGTTAGTTTTTCTCCTTCTTGTTTTGCGTCCAACACTTTTGTAATGTTATGAATACAATCTTTAAGTGGTTGAGGTCCTGGTGCTTTTCCTCCTGATGTTACAAGTAACGCTCCTTTATGACGAATATCAGAAAAATCAAACACAGGTGTAGATGATTTTGTCCCCAAGTATGATTCAATTAATACTTTAATAGCATCTGCCCATCCTTCGATTGAATCTCCGATGAGGTATCTTCTTGTTCTGTTTGGATTTGGTTTTTTTATTTCAGGTAGTTTATCTACGTGGTGTTTTTGAACTGAGAATCCAACTCCTGTTCCACCTAATAATAGGAACATAGTTTCTGCAAACGCATCTGTATGGTCGATTGGTAAGTAAGCACAATTGTAAACTCTGTTTGGCGAGATTTCAATTGGTTTACCACCAAATTGTAATGATCTCATTGATGGAAGAATTTTTTTATCATATACCATTTGATATACTTCTTCAATCTGATCTTTGATTTGTGGGTATTTCTTTTGGTGCATCTCTTTGTTTCGTGTCACCAATTCTTCCCATGTTTCCCTTCTATTTAATTCGGGAATAAATTTAGCGTATTTCATATACACTGTAATATCACTCAATATTTTTTGCGAAATATCCATTTTTAACAAATTTAATAATTTTTATTTTTATCCTTGATTATTTTCCCGTTGTTTTTTCTTTTCTAACAACTCCCTAACTCTTTGTCGTTGTCTTTCTTCTTTTTGTTCTTCCAAACCTAAAAACGTTGTTGTACTTTCGGTATCAATTTCAATCATAGCATTGTCGAATTTACAATTTTCGAATACAACACCATCATCACCTATCCTTGATTTTGTAATTGCAATTGTAGCCAACTTCATCTCTTTTTGTTGTAATGTCTTGGCCACTGTTATAATAACGTGTCCAACTTGTGCCTTTTTAATAGAACCACCCATTTGGTCTGTGGTTACTACTTCAGATGAAATTGAGTTTCTATTTCCTTGTGTTGCTGTCCAACCAACTATGTTAAGTTCGTGACACATCGCCTCAAACGCTCTCATGACAGAACCTTCACTTTTCCATTCATCACCTAAGTTTTTGTCAGGAACAACACAATCTATATAATCCAAAACAATCATGTCAATTTTTGTACCATCAGCAATCATCTTACGAATTTCATTCTTAATTTGTAACATTGTTTTTTGATCTGACGGTAATTTTTTTAATATTAGTTCATTTGGCATAGAACTTTTAATATCCCTAACCTTTGTCATAACCTCTTCTTTTTTGTTTGACAATTCATCAGGATGAATCTTAGTCCAAAGTGTAAAATGTTTTCTTTGAATTACTTTTGGATTGTCTTCAAAAAACACTTGTAAAACGTTAAAACCTAAGTTAAATGCGTGGTTTGAAATCTTTGTTAACACTGTTGATTTACCAACTCCTGTTGGTGCAAGTATTACACCTATTTCACCTTTTGCTAAACCACCTTTAAGTAGTCTATCAATTCCTGGTATACCCATAGGAATTGGGTGTCTGTAATCCTCCTCAAGAACTTGGTCTAAGTTTGAAAAGACATCCATCATTGTTGTGTCTTTTGAACCTACTAGCAGTGCGTCTCTAACCATTTCTTCAAGGGTGTCGTAGTTTTCAAACTCACCCCCGTCAATGATTTTTTGTGCTTTTTTCATAACCTTCTGTAGTTCCTGTTGTTTACAGAATTTCAGAGCCTTTTCTTGTACGAAATCTACACCATCGATAGGTGCGTCCTTAATTTTTTTAATTGTATCAAGAACAATCTTTGATGCTGTTTCTTGTTGTAACTCTGATTTTGTGATTTGCTCAAGAGTATCAAAGGATGGTGTGTGTTCATACTTTTTATGATACTCTTTAATCATTTGAATGATAATTTTAAAGTATTTATTTTCAAAATAATCATTCTCAATAACGTCCACAATAGTGTGTGAAAAGTTTTTGTCTAAGATGATTTGGTTAAGTAATTGAAGTTGAAAATTGTTTCCTAAGTACTCGAAGTTTTTGTTTGTCGCCATAAATTGTTCTACTGTTAGTAATGATAAATACTACTGAAATTAGATTAATTCGGGATAAAAATAATTAAAATTTTTGCCTGAAAAAATGTCAGTCAGGTCACTGAGTATACTTTTCAAGTTTGGTCTAAGGTCCACAGTATATCTAACCTTTGGGGGGTACAATTTAGCGTTAAAGGTTCTCTGACAAATTGTCATATCTCCAACCTTTATAAACAAATTAAAGTTTTCTTCACCCTCTGTGATAGATGTGTTTAGAACTTCAGGGTTTTCTGTAATTTCATACTGATTGTCCATCATGTAAACAACTGTTCTCATTTTTAAATCATACTGTAGTTTGTTACAAAAACTTCTAATGTAGTTGTACAATTCTTCTGATTTAGATGCACTTCTATTAAACCCCTTAACATTGAAGAATCTTTGTACTACAATGTTGTCGTTACATTTCAACAAAAACTCTACTTTTGTTACTTCTTGATCTCTCATAAATTTTGTTTTTTACTTTTTGTTTCTAAATTTTGTTTTTTCTTTTCTAGAAAGTTTTAAAAATGGTTTCAAAAAATTTACCCACGCTTCATCACCTTTTGGTAAAAATTTAAAGAATCCGTCTTCCATCATCATTCTAATTAAGTTTCGGTGTCCTCTTCCGTCTGGATCCATTGACTCTGAGTGATACATCCTAACTAACTCTTTTCCTTCCTCAGAAATTAATGGTTCTGATAAATCAACTAACTTCTTATTGATGATAAAAAACTCTTCCCCAAATATCCCCTCTTTGGTTTTTCCACTGAGTAGATTTTTCAAAGCGACATTATCTTTTTGTTCTTTGAGTAATTGTTCACCTTTTGATAAAATATCGTTAAATGAAACTTCTTTTTCAAGGATTTCAGGAAATAATTTAATAAATGTTTTTTCTCCTAAATAATAAATCCCATCGATGTTATCTGAACTATCACCTGTAAGAATTTTGTATGTTTTAATATTATAATGTGGAATTTCAGCATCGTATAATTTGATGTTGTCCCCATTAACATAATATTTTTTTTGTTGTGGTGAATATATTTTTACTTTCTCTGAAATGAGCTGTGTTAAATCTCTATCAGACGAAAATATTGTTTTTTCCTCATCTTCAGATATCTGACAATAATACGCAATTAAATCGTCGGCTTCTGAATTTGGAAATTCGACTTGTCTAACAAACATCTCTTCAAGATATTGTTTAACTCTGACTTTTTGATTTGAAAAAGACTCTTCTTTAAATTCGTTTTCAGATGACTTTCTATTAAGTTTGTATTTGGGATAGAGTAATCTTCTCTGCGAAGAACTAGTTTCACTATCCCAAAATACAACTACCTTATTGAAATTTGTTTCCTCTAAAAATCTTCTTAACGTGTTAAGAAAGTGCCAAGTACCACCGACGTGTTCTCCTTTGTGGAAAAAATCCCTAACTCCATGAAATCCGATTTTTAATAAGTTGTTTCCGTCAACTAATAATGTTTTAGTCATTTGACTAATTTAAAAGGTTCTTACTCTACTTCTTCTTTTTCTGTTTTCAAATCAAAATCACCTTCAACTCCGATAATCGTTTTCCAATAATCGGCATATTCTTTTTTGTAATTTTCAATCGATGCCTTTTCTTCTGTCGTATCTTTGCCAGGTAAAAATCCGTGTGGTGTTACTATAATTTTACCATCTTCAAATCCAAGTCCATTGATGTGGTTTTTCATGACAGATACTTTTGTTCTTGAAGCGAACTTAACAGTTCTCTTGTCTTTGGTTGCAGTAATCTTTGTTGTTCCCGCACCTTTTTGATTACCAAACAAGAACACTAAAGACGAATTTAACCAAACCGCTTCACCACCTTTTGCTTTAATTTTTGGTTGTCCAAAAGGATTGTCAGGTAATTCAACCCAAGGCTGATTAACAATGATTAATGTGTTTTCGAACTTTGATTCTGACTTTCTTGACCCTGAAATTCTTTGGTTGATTCCCATACCGATTTTATCGGCAAGAACTGAAGCATTGTGTTGTTTACCACCTTTACCTTCATATGTCATTTTACAAGGAACAGAACCTACTGAGTCCCATAGAAAACATAAATCATATTCCAACTCACCCTTTTCTTGTGCGTCTAACATATCATTGATAAAATCTGTAATCTGTTCGATATAATCAAAGTTGTTGTTAAAAATGTAAAACCCGTCCCAATCAAGTTCTCCTGTTTCTTCGTCTACTACTTCCTCACACTGAAACCCCATTAACTTCGCGTGTTCAAAACTCCACTTTTGTTCTGTAATAATGAATACAGGTAGTATTCCTTTCTTTTGAGCATCAACCGCAGTTTTTACAAGTGCGGTAGTTTTACCTGTATCAGAGTGACCTAAGAACATATTAATGTGTCCAATAGCAGGACCTGGAAGTCCAACCGCATCTAAAAAAGATTGTCCTAAATCAAAGAATCTTTGTGGTTTGTATTTTGCTGAAGTTGAGAATTTTTTCTTCAGTGAACTAAAATCATTTTTTTTAATTGCCATATTTTTTATTAAAAAATAGAAAAAAACACCGACATTGTAAATCGGTGTTTTTGTGTTTGTGAATATTAAAATGGTAACTCTTCGTCGATGTCATCATTAGCTTGAGGGTCTTCTACTTTCTTTGATTCACTTTTAGAACCTCCCATAGAAATTTCACCTTCTTCAGAATTTGAGTATACATAACCTCCTTTATCTGAATCCCATCTTGGTGTTTCTCCTCGCGCAATCGCCTCAAGGTATTCAGTTGGCTTTTTAGAATATACATCCTCCCAAGTCAACTCGTCAGATAACCATTCAGACATTACTTCTTCATCTTCGTGGATTGGTGTTGGGTCATCATACATAACTGTTTGAATCACAGTGTAAAAAGCCCCTTTTGGTGTTTTTGCCTTTGTAAGTTCAAGGATTAAATCTCTTCCTTTATCAGCGTCGGCAACGTCTCCTTTTGCTTTATAGATTGGTATGATTTTATCAAAAATCCCTTCTTGTTTGTAATTGTGTTTAAATCTCCAAAACTTAGGTCCGTCTTGTTCGTTATCACGATCGATTACTTTAACAATATAAAACTTACGTGGTTTGTATTGTTTTGCAAGTTCTTTATCAGAATCTCTACCTGTTGACATAAGCTCATCATGTACTTCATTAAGTGGAGAACGTTCGTTATCATTCTTTCCTGGATCGTAGAACTTTTGCCATTTTCCATCAACTAAAATTTCATGAAACCATACTTCTTTGAATGGTGATGAACCGTCTGTGGTAGGGAGGATTCGGATTCTTTTTTGTCCTTGTTTTTCGCTTTCTTTAAGGATAGCCGCGAAATATTTTTTCATTCTTTCTTCTTGTGACATTTTTGAAGTGGAAGAAGAACCACTTTGTTTTGAACTTTCGTACTGAGCCAAAACCGCATCTAAGACATTTGTCGCCATATATTTGTGTTATTAAAAGTTTACAAGTTAAAATATAAATTATAAAAGTGTCGCAGTCAATATAGTTGTTAAAATTTTTGAAAGGGACATCCTTGTCCCTTTCAAATTAGTATTCTTCGTCTAAATATTCATTAAATGAATCCTCAATTTGTCCAGAGGAAAAATCTTTAACTTCGTCGGAAGTTAACACATATTCATTTTTTCCCGATTTTTCCATCTCTTCTTGTTTATCAACAAAAAAATCGGATAGTTTTTGTTTGAAAGGACCTGAATCTAAACTTCGTAACTCTAATTTTTCTTGAGGTGTTTTTGGTTTATACCTTTCTACTTTATCTTCTATCGAGGTAAGTTTAGATGCAATTCCATCCATTTCTTTTAGTTTTGCATCTAAAGTTTCTAATTGTTTAAATAGATTTTGAAAATATTCCTCTTGTTTAGTTTCTATGTTTTTTTGAGCCGTAACTAAATCTGTGATGTCTAATTCTTCATCCTCTTCTTCTTTACCTACTTCTTCGACATCAGGGTCGGTACTTACATCAACAGGGGCAGCTTCTGTTCCTCCTGCTGGTGGTGCTCCTCCTTCTGGTGCTCCTGCTGGTGGTGCTCCTGCTGGTGGTGCTCCTGCAGCCATTGGGTCACCTCCCGCCATTGGATCTCCTCCTGCTAACGGGTCTCCACCCGCTAACGGATCTGCCGGTGGTGCTCCACCCGCTAATGGGTCTTCTTGTTCATTTATATAATTATTAATACTCCTGTATCTATTAATCTCCTCTAATATTTTTCTATCAATATTCATATATTAACCATTTAATAATGTTTTTATTCCTGATTTTGTTTCTACCTGAATTTTTTTGAATTTGTTCATAGTGTTATCTACTCTTTCTATCAAACCATCTTTCATTCTTATTGTATAACAATCACCAGTATCTAAGTCACAAACTTCTTTGAATCCGTTACCTGTATCTTTTTCAGACATTCTTGTATTTTTACCAAGAAAATTATCCAATATTAATTTTGTATTACTCATAATTCTTTTATTAATAAATATAATGAATTCTATAAATGTTCAACTTATTAACTACTCAAGTTAATTGTTTTGGCTAATGATAAACAATTTTCCACTTCTTTAATTAAATTTGTTTTATCTAAAGGTTGTAATTGACTATATACATTATCATTAACTAAGTTTGGCCATTGGGTTATATATGTTTTTGCTAAATAATCAATTAATACGGTTGATGGATTTAATAAATCATTTGTTGTTAAATTAGATAATATATTGTCACCTCCACTTCTTACTAAAGCGATAAATCTATTAGCAATTACATACATAGGGTCTTTTACATCAGTAAAATATCCAACAGGAACGTTCTGTTTACCACCCATGTTTTGACAGAAATGATGTTTTGTTTTATCCATTATAAATTTATCAGAATCAGCTGAATAAGATACGTTCAATTGGAGGTTACCAAAATTTGATGCGTTTATTTTGAACGTTGTTCCGTCGTAATTTGAAATATATCCTACAAGGAATGTCAAATATCTCAATGTTACTTTTTGATTCTGAGTAAGTGTTGATGATGTTGGTAACAAATTAACAGTTGTTTTGATATCAGTGGCAATTTGGGTATCACTTAATCCAGATGTCGCTGTTGATGCACTATATGATAGTGCTCGGAATGGTGATGCTAAATCTTGGGAACAAGAATCCGGTCCAGGCGTATTCGGTCCGTTTACTTCATTCATTTTTGTTGATTGTTCTCCAATAATATTAGTTGATATATTAGCTTCCGTTTCTGTTTTTGCTTTGGTTAATAATGGTGTTACAAAATTCTTATAAATTGTTTGTAAATAAGAATCTTGTGTTGATATTTCATATACAGGTTGTCTTGTTCCTGAAAAGCTAGTAGAGAATGTACCAGCGTTAATTCTATGAGAAACCTTTGTTATTTGATAAGGACCTGAAAACAATGGTACATTTCTTAAATTGAAATACATTTTTGGTTGCATCAATGCATTACCTATCATTGTTACATCACAAGTGTAAACTCTGTATTTGTAAAAGTTGTACATTGATTGACTTTGAGGTGTTGCATTAATACCTCCACCTTGATTTGCAGTATAGTTTGCTAATCTTATTTCTTCTGCAGTTTTTTGACCTGAATTCATATTAACAGAAAAGGAAGTAAAAATTCCTTGATTTTGTCTACCTATATCCAAATTAAAAGCAACTAATTTATTAGATTTACCCCAATCTTGTTTTTTACTTTGGTCTTCAACTAAAGGATTTTCAGATTGTCTGTTCAATTGGAAAACGTCATTTCTAAAATCACTATTTGGGATATCCAAATTTTTACTTGCTTCGTTTGCGAAAGTACACACCATTTTTGTTTTTGACTTTCTATAATCCACATTTAAAAAAGTTCCAAATAAATCATTCGCTACCGATGTTGAACCTTGATTTGATGGGTTAGGTCTAACTGTAACATCATTAACGTCATAATAATTGACATATCCTGCGTGTTCTTCAATATTAAACCCACTACTTTGAATTAACTCTCTTAATATCAAACCAAGTTGTCTATCTGGAGTGTTAAGTACGGAATTTTCTAATTTATCTTTCCATAAGATGACATCACAATAAACTTCACTACTTATATTTCTTGATGCTCTATCTAAGAAAAGAAAATCTTCAAATAATGTAAATTCTTTATAATCATTACCTGATATCCATTTATCATTCATTGCCTTTAATTTTTCCCAAATTTCAATTCTACCAATATCCCCTGTATAATTTGCCTTTTTTGGTTGTGGTGTGATGACAGTATTTGGTAAATTTTTAAGGACTTCTTCCATCAAAGTATTAATAATGTCATCTTTGAATAGGTTGTTAGTTTCTATTATGTTTGTGAGAATTTGTCTAAATTTAAATTCGTCTAATGTGTTGTCTTCAAGTTTTTGAGTAGCATAAATTTTAACTAATGGGGCAAAGTCTTTAATATTGTCCACAGTAAAAGCAATATCCAAATCAATAAAAAAATCAGTTATGAAAGAACCATTATCAGTATAAACTAAATTTGGTATTGACGAATAACCAACATATGTTTCCAAAGCCCTCCACTCGTCTGAATAAAAATTTTGTGATTGTGCTAAAGTTGTTGTACCACCCAAATATGGTAATGCGTATGGGGTACTTAAGTTATAGGATACAGGATTTAATTTATCAACCAAAGGGGATGATGAAAGACTGTAAAATGTCTTTTTATTATAAAAAGACGGATTTCCATTATTAAACATTATATCATAATTCATAAACTTGTTTAATAAACTATAAACATTATCTAATTGGGTTAATTTAATTTTCGATAACGCTTCATCACTAACACTTTCGTTAATAAAATCTTCACCAGGTATTCTGAACAATTCAGTTGCTAACAATTGGAAATTTCTGTATTTAATTAGAATATCGTCTTCAGACGCTGGATTTGTTTCAGGTGTTTTTAAAATATTTGTATAGTCATATTTAGATTTTGAGAAGTTTAAGAAGTGTTCCTCAAATAAATCTAATACTTGTCTTTCAAACACAGAAAACACTTCTTCAATACTCGTATATATATCTCTTGTCGATAGGACAAAAGGCCCAAAATTTACGTTACCATTTGTATCCCCGTTTATTGAGAAATTTTCTTGATTTTTTGATGTTTTTAAAACTGTTTTCAAGTACTCATTTGGTGAATTAATTGCCAATCTATTGTTATCAAAATATCCATAATTTGGGAGTGACCAAAAAGCTCTTACCGAACCATTGAATACCGCAGGGTTATCTTTTACTTCAGTTTTTAATTTTTGTTGTCCATCAGGACCTTTAAAACACTCATATTTTGTTTGATTAAAACTACTACCAAAAGACGGTGTTATAAAATAATCTTCACTTTTATCATCTTTTACTAAAGTTGATAGTGTAGAAATATTCATAGCTCTGTTTTGGTCGGATGGGTCAAAACCAAAATCATAATTCAAAAGTGAACTTTCTGAAAGATTAATATATAGTTTTCCATTATCAATTTGTTCTTGAATTTCACTATCCGTATATGTATCAAAAATTGTCAGTCCGTTAAAGAACAAATTAAAGTCATCAACAAGTTTAGGATAAAACCCCAAATTCATTTGTGTACCTGTAAGAAACCCAGAAACGATATCTCTTTGTAATGAAATATCAACAGGGTCTGTTGTTATATTTGTAAAACCACTTAACGTATATACTTTTGAGATATCTTGTGTGATTGGGTCGTAATTTTCAGCGTAATTAAAATTATCCCAAGGAATCGTCATGTAATCAAATCCTGTCTCTACCCAACTTTTATATCTATTCCAAATTGAACCGTATTTGAGAACCCAAGCATATGGTAGTTTATGTACTGAACCAAATTTTTTAAATGTTGCAAACATATAATCTAAATCAGTACTTACAGTATTACTATACGTTTTATATTTTTCTCTTAAAGTTGTTAATGGTAAAGAGTTTAAGAAAAGGTAAGCTGCTTCTCTAAATGGGTACTGATTGAATTCTCTAAAATTTTGTACCCCTTTTATTATTGAATTAACAAAATATGGAGTATTTAACATGGATGTTGTTTGTTCTCCAATCAATTGATTGTCATATTCTATATAATTGATATTACCTTCTGTTATATGTTGTTTATCAAAGTTTTTTGATTTATCCTCATAGTAAGCTTTTAGAGTTTCCTTATTTGTTATCTCAATTGATGGGTCATTTACGTTTGTTTGATAAAAATATGTAAAAGGTCTTACAAAAAAAGAATCACTCGCATCTGTAAAATTTGCGGTTTGTACAATTTTGGTGTTATAAAAAATGGTTTTTGTTGTATTGAAAGCTAAATTAGTATCTCCACTTATTGTTGCGGAATCTGCTAAACTTTCATTAACCCAATCTTCATTCACATATGGATAAATGTCTGTTTGGTCAAAACCATTATTCTTTGTTGACTCTAAAAAATTTATTACATTTTCACTTGTTCCAATTAAATCTTGTTTTATAGGATCAAATGAAGAAATATAATACGGAGTTTCAGTCACACTTTGTAAATATGGTGTATTGTATATACCTCTACTAAAGTTTTGCCAACTTTCACCAGCACCATCATTAGATAGGTGTCTTAAAATTAATTCAAAATTTTTAGCGTTAAAATTGTAATTTTTAAGTATCTGTATTAAAAATGGATTATCTGTTTTGAGTGCATTTTTGATATTTTGTGCTTCCATATCAATTAACACTTTGTATACACTGTTATCCCTACTTCCAAATCTGTTTAATTTAGAATAAAATGCGTAAGTAATAACTCTTTCGTATATTTCATATATAAATTTAACATCTTCTAAGCTTGAGTATATCGTATAAGTAAGTGGATATTCTACCGTATTTAGAGACGTGAATGGTAAATTTTGTGTTTGATTTTGAGTTATAACAAAATTTGCTGGCGTATTTCTTAATATAAACCCATTCAAATATTCTTCCACAAACTCAACTTCCGGCCAAATTGTATAATCATTAGAACCTGTTTCTGTTGGGTAATCGCCTGGATATTTTACCTGATAACTTGTTTTAGTAGGGTTTGATGTATCCTCAACAATAAATTGAGGCCATGGATAAACAGGAGAAGTTGCCCTTGATATTTTAGGTCTATCAACAGATGCACTATTTGACACACTTTCCAATATCACTCTTCTTCTTGTTGGGTCATCTCTTTTGTTCCACGCACTTTTATGTACATCATCCATAAGTCTCAGAAAAGCTTCAGCATTTGCCAATATTATACCAACCATATTATTTATAGTAGGTTTAAATCCTAAATTTAATTCTAAGGTTTCCTTTAATGATTCAGTAAGCGCACTTTCAATTTCTGTTTTTTTTGTTTTAAGTGCTGTTTCTAAATCACTTATCTTTTCTAAAAATGATTTATTACCTTGACTAATACCTTCAAATATAAAATAATCGTTTGTTGGTAATTCAGTTGTTTTTACATTATTTTTGAATTCTACTAAGATAGGGTCTGTATCCCCTGAAGGGGTTGCATTATATCTCAATTGATACGATTTTTGATAATCTATTGGGTCAGCAGCAACCAACTTACTATCAATTTTATCAAAATAAAAATCTTCGAATTTTATATCTACAGGTATTACAGAATCTGTCTTAACGTTTGCTATTGTATAACTTTTACTCGAACCTGACGCTCCAAATGTTGGGTTATTACCTAATTTTTTATTATACTCATCAATAATACCTTTAAGATTATTAATCGCGGTTTCTCTTTTCTTGATATCAGTTTGTATCTCTTTTTTAAAAGGTATATTTTTTATATATTTAATACTATTATCTGAAGTGTAAGAACTGAGAAATAGAGAGTTTGGCTCATATAAGTTTGTTTTTAACCATGAATCGTCATTTCGATAAATCTTATCTTTGTAAGATGTAATGTCATTTAAAAAAACTTCACAGTTAGTTAAAGCACTAAGAGATTCTTGATTTTGATAACTATTCAAAATATCCGTTATAAATGTTTTCAACTTTTCTTTAAATTGATAAACGGTATATTCAGGTAAATTTTCATCTACAAGTTTTTTGTTCTTATATTCTTTGAAAACTTCTCTAATTTTTTGATATCCCTTTGTTAATTTTGCGGTTTGTCCTTCGTTTACATCTGTTACTTGTCCTGGTGTTGAGGTTACAACAGTATTAGCCTCATACATATGAGGTAACGCTAAACAATCTGAAAGTTTAATTTCATTCAAAACTGAAAAAATATAAGGATCAAATTTTAATTCAATTTCAAAATTTCCCGAATCTGCATCAAAAGAACTCTTGAAATCTGTTAACTGTAATTTATATTGAACTGCTTTACCATAGTATCCTTTAATCGTTAATGTAAAAGGTGGATATGGGTATTGGAAAAATACTCCGTATGGTGAATTGTCTGCCAACTCAAATAAAGCTCTACCTCTAACATCAATTAAAGAAATTGTTACTTGAGTTTTTAACGATAACTCAGTACTCACGTTTATTGACTTAATTCCTAATAAACCAGAGTCAACGACCTGATTTTGACCGTTACTCGTAAAAGTTTGATTCAAATAAAATTGGTCAGAATTTTTTGGGTCTTTAACTGCATATTGATTTGCTTGATTAACACCTTGACCTTTGAGAGTTCCTTTTCCTGTAAACTCGTCTAAATATGAATTATCATAAAACTTTTTATCACCAGGATTTAAAAAATTAATTTTTGCAACAGACACTGTTTGTAAATCGTTGTTGTGTGGAACTGCACCAAGAAGAAGTTTTGTTCTAGGTAAAACTTTACATTCCAAATTAGCATACATGACCATGTTTTCATGTTTGACTAATCTTTCTTTTACATTACCTTCGTTATCTACAATTCTGTTAGGGTCTATTATTATAATATTTTGGTAATCAAAGTCAACTAAAATATTTTCGTCATTAATCGCCATAATAAAAATAATAATTATCTATTGAATTTTTATATTCTTGTAATGACGCAATCAATGGAAAAGGAACTCTTAAAATAGAACCGTCTGGTATATTCCATTCTTCTCCTCCGAATTGTGGATTGTTCGCCATTATTAACCAACCAAAAAATGGAGTACCATAAAATTGTTGTGATATTTTATCCATTCTAGATTGACCGACTTTATAAATATAAGTCTTATCAGATGGTTTTGTATCTAATTTTACAAAAGGAACTGTTTTTTGTTCCCCATCAATAAGGAATTGATTGTATCTATTATAATATTGGGATGACATCTTTAACTTAATTTAACTTTACCATCAAAGGTCTTTTTATCCAAAATCCAATTCGTTGTACCATATATTTGTTTTAGAATTGATTTTCTTCTTGAGTCAATATCTTGTGATGTTGGGTTTTTAATTGTTTGATAAAGTCTTCTTCTGTTTGCATTTTCATCTAATGTGAAATTTTTTAAATCAGTATAAGCGGGACTTGTTTTATCCTCTTCTATAGTTTTTTTATCTAAATCATAAATCTCAACATACTTATCTCTAATATCATTTAGATTTTCAGTCAACTCTTGTTTTGCCCCACCAATTTGTTCAATTTGTGGTGTTGATACAAATTCAACAAATAATATTTGATATTTATCCTCATTTGTAAATGTTTGTGATGCTAAGGTGTAAAATCTTTTTTCAGCATCTGTCAAATCATTCATATAATCTTTAGAGGTCTGAAAACAGTTTTCAGTATCGTAAAATGTTTCCGTTGGTAAAGGAACAATTTTTGAGTTATTTTTTTGGTCAGCATATTCATTAAGTTTTTTTGTTACCTCCCCAACATCAACTATCATTTGTTCAAATACTTCTTCTTCTTCAACCAATAAATATAATTTAACATCCCCATCAGTTAAAATTTTTCCATCATAACCCCTTAATGGTGGATAAAACGGTGGATTGTTAGGAAGTTCTTTTGTTGTAATAACATTCATTTTATTTAAGGTTTTCAAAAGTAGTTGTTCTACATCGACTATTGTTGTTACTGGTTGTGTTAAATTTTCAACCGCCTCTTTATCTAAACTTTCGACATATTTTTTTAACTTACTTTTTGCGTCTCTAATAATATCTTCTCTTTCTGCTAAAGATGGTGAATTCAAAAACGCCTTAATTACTGGATTTTCATCATCATCAATATCTTCTTTTATTTTTTGTGCCAATTTGTTTACCTTTCTTTCAAACTCATCTGGTTTACCGTAAATTTTTGTATCCAATTTTGTTTCGGTATAAATTAAAGTATTACCTGATGTGTAATTTCTATTTGAATTAACAAGTTGTAACATACTATAATTGTATTGGTCTACAATTGTCCCATATTGATTCGTGCTTATTTCCAAATATTCTTTATATTGTGTGGATAATTCTTTAAAGACATTTGTATAGTCTATATCGCCAGTTTCAGTATCACCACTTTTAACTGTTGTTAAAACAGTTCCAATTGTTTCACCACCATCTGTGGCTTGTTCATTATTAGTTGTTGCATTGGCAATTGCCTTATCAACCAATTCTACAAGAGCATAGTTCAATTCTGTTTCTTCTGCTCTTTCATCATACATTTCCGTATTTGCGTAATAATTAAATGAAAGAGCATTTTGTAAAGTTTCTATTGGTTTTGCAAGACCATGACCTCCAATAAATTTTAAATCCACAGTAACACCAACAACCATAGGTTGTACACCAATACCTTCTGGGTTTAAATCAAGTAATGAACTCTCATAACTAAATGATATAGTTGTTGGTATAGCCTTTGTATGGTAAAAATCCCCCATTCTAATAACTAAAACAGGTGGAGCACCAAAACTTGTATTTAGTGCATCATCATATTTAGGTTTACCATCACTACCTATTACAGGAATAGTTTGACCTGGTCTTGTACATTGATTCAAAAATGTAAGTCTTGCATTTAACCCTTCAGGTGTAATTGAATGAAATGCAGGGTTAAAATACTTTAGTTTATCTTTAAGTGTTTGAAACGCCATTGGGTCACTGTCTTTTAACATTTCAAAATAATCGCATTCGGTAAGTAATCTTCTTATAATTTTTTTCCCTATTGCTTGTTTTAATCTATCTTGTACATCAGTATTTGGTTGAGGTTTTACCCCTTGTGGATTTGTTTGGTCAGGAGTACTTTGATTTAGATTATTTTCTTGTGTTGGATCTGTTGACGATATATCATCTGAAATTGTTATTTTACTAATAACAGCACAATTTATTGCCAAATTTGGATACGCATAAGGTACTTCTGTAGGGCTAAGTACTGTTGGTGGGATAGCATCTATTGTAAGAGATGTGTCAAATGACGCACCATTTTCCCCAACATCTGTTGTATATCTTTTTACTGTAACCTTAGATAAACTACCACTTGTTTGTATAGTGACTTTTTTATTGTCAATCTCGGTTTGTAATTTTTCTGTTAAAAATGTTTTTGCCGAATCCGCAAAAACAGTTGTTTTCCCATCAATTGTAATGTCAACAATGTTTTTATTCGACACAATACTTTTTATACCATCAACAAATTCAGAATTTATTTTATTATTATTTGATTGAACCACATCTTCAATAAATGCTTGTGTATCAGTATTGGTAAATGGTTCTCCTGTTGATACAACAACATATGAAACAGGAGCTAATTCAGAATATTCTACCGCTTTGGATAAATAATCGGTAATTTGAGACGAATAATTTGTATCTGTTGAATTTGGTTGAAAATAGAATGTCAATCCTTCAAAATTTGTTTGAAACTCTTTTTCGTCTTCAGGTGTATTCCCTATGGTGTTCGCGTTATCCGCTGATGTGTTTTCAGCGGGTATTTCTTTTTGTATTTGTTCTAATTCTTCTGGTGTTAATCTTGGGTCATTTAACAAGTTTTGGTACATTTCTAACTCTCTCAACGGAAGAGTATTAAATTTTGCCGCTAACTCATATAAATCGTATTTTGTACATCCAGCTATAAATGACTTTACCAAATCATCAAATTTTTGTGTACCTAATTTTTCCAATTGTTTATTCACCAACAAATTCATTATAGATGGGTGGTCAACAATAATCTTGAATCCAAGTTTACCTGATCGACCAGAATTTTTATACGTATGTATTTCTTCTGGTCTACCAAGAATTGGGATACTATCAAAATTAACTGAAGGTGTATCACTGAATGTTAAATCATATGGTGGAAACCACATTATTCTTCCCCCATTCGGCCCTCTCTCACATAAAGGTAACTCATCAACCGTAAAACCTGGTCTATCTGAAGTTCTCCAAGCTAAGTTTTCAATGGACAACATATATTTTTTAACACCGTCTCTTGTTATATTTGTAGAACCTAAACCTTTTGTTGGTGCAATATTTAAATTATAAGTTTTATCTAAAACTGAATAGGTAAATCTCCTATTCTCTGTAGTCATACCATCTGTCTTTTGTAAGTCATTGAACGTATAATACGGTGTATCTTTTGTAAAAATTCTACAATATTCAATTCCTGCTTCTTCTCCTGTTGAATTATCAATATAGGACATTACTTTAGAACCTTTAGTTATTTCTCTATAACCGTCATGAAAAACTTTACTAACTTGATTAATTGCGTTTCCTGCGTGTTTTAATCTTCTTTTCCCAAAAAGATTATCTGCAGAATTAATTAATCTTTGTGTATTATCAAGTATAGAACCTTGTTTTAATCCAAAGTTAGTTGATTCATTAAACAAGTACGGATTTGCGATTGATGGAAAATCTTCATCTATTGAGACCGCATCTCCCCCTTGTTTTACTTTGAATCCAGCGTTTTCTTTAAATCTAGGTGATGTCCATACAAAACCACCATCAGGTTTACCTCCATTTTCTGTACTTATACCGTTAAGACCAAAGAACGCTTGTTCCATTCCTGTCCCTTCATATTGGTTACCCATTTCATCTGGTCCAAATACAATAGCATTTGTTAACTTACCAAGTGAATTTATCGGTACAGCATTTACAGGTGAGGTAATAAATAGTGGATTGTTTACATCAGAACCCAAATAATACCCACCTGTTACAGTAGCCCCAACTGAACGTAGTATTGTATTAACACCAGCTATCGCTGCGTTTCCAATACCACCAACCTGATAGTTTGGTCTATATATGTTTTTTTCTAATAAAGAATATAGTGTTGATATTTGACCTGCACCTGTTTGAGTAAGTAAAGATTTAGATGGTTGTAAAAATCTACTTGCTCCATCAGCCAAAAGATTAAATGACCCTGCTGCGGTGTTTTGTAAAACGTTTGCTATTTGGTCGCCAGTACTTGGGTTTCTATTACTATCTTCATCAGTAAATAAAGGTCCAATCAATGGTGAGTTAGGGTCAAAGTCCCCTCTCAATCTATCTAAAAATGTAATATTACTTGGGGGTAGTGTAATTCTATAATCCTTACTTCCCCCTAAACCACTTCCAGCTAAAGCCGAAGGTGATGTAAGATTTGTACTTGTTTCTCTAAATAATTGTCTTTGTTGTTCTGCGGCAATTGTTGCGTTTAAATTATCACGTAACTTACTCGCAGACAAATTAGCTAAAAATGAATCGTTTGATAAAGGTCCGTTACTTCCAGATGGATTAAGAACCGTAAACATAGTATATGTATTATACGTTGACGGAGTAAAAATAATCGGATCATAATACGGTTGATGAATAGAGTTTATAAGTTGTATTTCTTCAACTGTAAATTGTTCTAAATAACCTCCTATTGGACTGTACTTATTTTTAATGTAAGCTAAATTTTTAGATGGAAAACTTATAGAATCTAAATCACTATCTGTAAAATCATACTCACCCTCATTTGTTCCATTTATAATAGGATTTTGTTGTGTTCCTGGAGTGTTTGGAAATCCTCCATTAGGACCGAATTTATTTAAAACGTAAAAATTATTTGCAACATTTGTTGATCCGATGTTGGGACTATTTAAAACTGAATAATCAGATAAATTACTTTCATAATTTGTAGGTCCTGGTGGTGAACTATAAAAACCTGGAACACTATATGGTGTTAGATTTCTAACTATTAAGTCGTTCCTAAATGAAGAACTATTTTGGAAACTTAAAAAACTCTCAGGCATTATTTTATTTTACTTATAAATAGATTCAAAAGATTTTTTTATGTTCATTATTGATAATTGAATCCTTTAATTCTATTTAAAACTGTTTTTATGTTGTTGACAAATTCGTCTTTTAACACCACTGATTCTATTGTAGATTTTAACATTTCTTTATCAGTACCTGTTGGTACATTTTTCAAATCTACCATTATATCTAATTTATGATTTATATCTGTTGAGGTTTTTATTTCACTTGGGGTTGTGTTTATTGGGTTTGGCTGCATCATTATTGATGTTAATTCCTCATTTTTTAAACCCATCGATTTTAAAGTTTCTAAATTTATCGGACTTATTGTTTCTACTGGTGCAGATACATAAGGATTTTGAGGTGATTTCATTCCTTCCATAAATTTATCAAAATCATCTTTTGTTTGTGGAAATTCTGTAGAACCAATTATAGTATCTTTAGGATTAATTCTAATTGCCCCTTCTTCACCTAACAACATTCTATTATCACCAGGAAAACTAACAAAGTCATCCGCAACCCCAAAGAATTTTTTAATACTACCAGTAAAATCTCCTAATTTTGTAATTAAACTATTTAAATTTGTATCTAAAGTATCTATTAAATTTTGCATTTCTGTAATAATTTTATCTCCATATTCTTCAACACCAGAGATTATAGTTGGCATTTTATCTTCAATATTTTTTCCAACTTTATCTAAATAACTCAGTTTTAATTCAATCATTTTTCCCGCATCGTCTGTCAATTTATCTAAAGATTCTAATGCTGTTGTTGCTATTTTGTCTTGGGTATTAGCCATTGTTTCTATTATTTTTTCACCTCTTTCAGAACCAGCTATTTGACTTGGGATTACAGTTGATAGGGCTGCGAGTGAATTGGCAACTTTTTCACTTATTCCCATTTGTTGTTCTATGAGTCCTTTCAGGTCTTTGTCTTCTCCTGGTTTTGCTTCAAACGTTTTTTCTATTTGGTCATTTTGTGTTTTTAAAAAATCGGCTAATTTTTGTTGTTCGGTTTGTGACATATCTTGAATTGCCTTTGTCACTTGTTGACCATCTTCTTTATATGTTACTTCAAATCTTCCATCTTTACCTTTAATTAAAATGTTTTCCAATTTTTGCATTTCCTTCTCGTCAGGAATCAAACCTTTCAATCCAGTTTCATTAATAATTTTTTGTTTGTCTTGCATTTCTTTGAAAGCAATCCCCATTTCTGACAGTTGGTTAGCATTGAAGCTTGTTCCTTTGGCAAGTTCGTCCATGAAATCCATTCCAACCGCACTCATTTTACCTGTTTCATCGACAAAGGTTGAAGCAATTTTAGCAATTTCTTCTTGTAATTTTTCAGGGTCATTTCTTGATAAAAATCTAACTCGTTCAACATCCATCAATTCTGACTGTACAATACCTAATCTAGATAACTTATTAACAAACTCTTGAGCCTGTTCAGGTTGATACAAAGATTTAGCGGTTTCAAGAGCTGCCGTCATATCCCCTCTTAACATTGAGGATTTTGCTGCCATATCGGCCAACCCAATAACTCCGTCTTTAAAGTTGAATCTTGATAACTCTTTCAAATTTGCACCTACAAGTTTGGTAACAGTTTGAGCGTTTACTCCTATCAAATCGGCACTCTCCATTATAGTTGCCATTTCTTCGTTTGCGGAGTATATTGATTTTCCCAAGTTTACATAACCTTCGAATAGTGTTTTAGTTTCAATACCAGTGGCTTGAGTTGTTGCAAACAATTCATCTGTTGCATTCTTGTTGAGAATAATTTGTGTTCCAAACGTTTCAAATAATGCGGTTTGTTGTGCAACAATTTTTTCTAAATTACCACCTAATCTTGTTACTTCAGTTAAACCTTCTGTAAGGGTTTGTTTTAAAAGAAATGCCTGTTCTCGACCAAACCCAATAGTATTGGCCATTTTTCCAAACTGCTCGTCGATATTTTCAACCATGAGTTGTATACCCGTCAAGTTTGACTTTAAAGCGTCAGTAACTCCACCTAACCCAAATTGGGTTTCACCTGTTACGAAAAACATCATAATATTCTTTTATAAATAAATACGGTAATTTTAATTTCTTCTATTCATCTCAATAACTTTCTCTACCATATAATTCCTTTGGTAGGTTGGGATTATCAAAAAATCTCTGTATGAGACATGAAGAAATTTAGAAAGAAAAATATATTGATCTAAAAGATATTTTTTATACGTCGAAGAAAGGCCGAAAAAAGTCAACCCCAAACGATATCATAGTCGATACGTTTTCTCCTGACGGGGCTATTGCGTTGAGTCTTAAATCTACTCCAGGTTCATTTTCCGATATAAATCTTTTTATATATTTTGAATCCATAATTGGCATATTTTGTATAAAATCAATTATCGAAGATTTATCTCTACTACCATTAAGTTCTACAATCTGTTCTTGTAATGTCCAAACTGTTGTTGGTGTTACTCGACCTTTCAAATATGTAGATTCCATTTTGGTTATTTTTTGTTTTTCACCTAACGTCAAAAGTTTAAGTTTGACTTTAGCATTACTTTTTGGTAATGTTGTTTCAAATAGTCCTTCATTGTCAGGATTTACTTTTGGATTTTTGAAACTTAATTCTTCCAAACTAAATGTGTGGTCAAAAAGTTTTCCTGTTAATGGATCTGTTAATTTAACAGTATATTCAGGTCCGAATGATGTGTTTCTAAGAAATATTAATATTGCTTCAATATCTCCATCTAACATTTCTTCAGGTTTCAATTCAGGTTCATATACTTTATTTCTTAACAAAGTTACTAATAAGTTGTTATTTTTCAAACCTGATGAAAGAGCGTCTTCGTCACTTGCATTTAAAAAACCTACTTTGACACTTGATTTTTTTGATTTATAAAAAATACCTTTTGATGGTAATTCAATAACATCATGTGGTATTGTAAAATTCATTTGACCATATTTTATTTCATCTTCCATAATCTTTTTGTTAAAAATATAATTTCATGTATTTTTATGTAAATAAAAAACCCATACACAATATGTATATGGGTTAATTTTAATGTTATATTATTTTTAGTAAACCAAAATTGCTCTATCCATTTTCAGAGTGAAGTTAACTTCACTCAAACCGTCTCCTGTGTAACCAAGAGAACCACCATCATATCCTAATGGAAATGCGTTAACCAATAACCATTTTTCGATAACAACACCCGTAGGATCTAACATTTCTAAATCTACATTTCTTTTATAACCTGCAGCATAACCCATACGTCCTGTAACAGATTCTGCAACCAATCTAACCCATTCCATAACCGCTTGGGTGGTTGAAGGACCGATTGGGTCTAATAGTTTCACTGCAATTTCACCCCATGTGAACGAACCAGCAACATATGTTTCTGTATTTAAGAATTTAATTGCTTGTGAACCTATTGTAATTTTAGGTCTCGATGCTGTTTGTACTACCCACTCATTGATACCCAAATCGGTTGGGAATCTCATTAAGAACCTATTCTGTCTTTTTGGTTCGTAAGGTATGGGCATTTTCATTAAAAGATCAGCCATGTTGTATTATTTTTTTTTCTTAGTTTATTTTATTATAAATATTAGTTAAAAAATTTTTTCTATTTACTTCCTTTTATTTTGAACTAATCTTCTACTAGACCAGTTTTCATAAATATTTTTTTCTCCTCCTTTTGTTAAATAAATATTTAAGTTTTCTTTTTCTTTATCACTTAATTTATTTTTCATTGAATGGACATTTCTTTCGTCGTCATCTGAAAAACCAAATTTTGGTTCAACAAATTTAAATAGGTTACCTCCCACAGAATCATCTCCCGAACTAACGTGGTTAATAAAATAGGATTTCTGAAATTTTTTTGATGACCTTCTCTGATTTGTCATAAATCTTTTTATTTCTCGTATTTTCGCTTCCTCTGGATTTGCAGCAGAACCTGCTCTGTATGAAACAGGTGAGAATTGACATCTCTCTAAATAATCGTTAATTAACCAATTCTCATTTTCTACTTGTTTTAACCCAGCTCTTCTTCTATATTCTTTTAAATTTTTTATTAACTGAGATTTCTCAATTCCATGCATATTGTTTTCTATAAGATATTTGACAGCTCTTTTTAGAACTGATGGTGTATGTCCTCTTGCTGTAATAATCGCAAACACACTTCCATAGTTGATAGCCTCTTTAAAGTCATTCCACACATCTTGTGATGCGATTGGTGCGTATTTAATATCTTCTAAAAATTTCCTGTCACCTGAAACTCCAAAATCTCTATATGGGTCTTTATCAAAACCTACTATCATATGACCTTTATAATTGAACGGTTCTTGACCTACTAAAGTTCTGTATTCAGCAAAATCTTCAGTGGACATACCAATAACGTCACCATCTTCGTCTTTTAAATAAATAAGGGTCGGCATTTCCATTAAATTATCATCCCAATCAAAAGCATAATACTTAAGACCATATTTTAACATATTTTCTTGAGTGACCTCTGAAATAATACGTTTTACTATTTTTTTGTAATTAAACATATAATATAAATATTAACAAAATAAAAAAAGGGGAATTTATGTTCCCCTCTTTCTTTGTTTTTATTTTATTTAAACATCTTCGAAAGATGCTCCTGTTGGTGTTATGTAGAATGTTATATCAATAAATTCAAGTGAACGTGTTGGTTTGATATAAATTTTACCAGTCATTTGATTTCTATCTAAATCAGCAGTGTCGTTAG